TCTGTTATGAAATTCACAATAAATACGAACTACTCAAAGAAGCGTAATAGCTTCTTCTTTTTTTTCGCAGAATTTACATAGGGTATAATGAAAACAAATTATAATAAAGGAGGAACACATTATGTTCAGACGAATTTTACGGGAAGTTGGATTCCGCTGTTTAGCGGGATATGCCGTTCTTGAGGAGGGAAGAATTAAGAAACTCGAGCAAGAAGGGTATATTCTAAAGGATGCGGAAGACCACCAACGTAGGATGGAAACTTTACATTACGTGCTAAAAACCTTAAAAAATAAAGGTTTTTAAGAACGGGCTATCTTGGCCTATTCTTTCTTTTTTTCTTCGCATTAATTACAAGGCATATAATGAAGAAATAAGAAAAGAGGAAAACAATTATGACATTTAAACATAATGATGTATTATATCACAGATTGAGTGATTTAGGTTATTATATGCCTTTTGATTATAAGGATGTAAATAATGCGAAGACACAAGACGAAGTTATAAATTTAACTCTCGATTGGATTGAAACGTATACATACTACTTACATGTTTACATAGATAGTTGCGAGGATTCTAATCCATTCGATATTGAAATGGATAGATATACTAGAAAGCTATATGTTAATCGTGTTAAGTTGTGCGGGGTACAAAACGAACTGATTGAATTGTTAAAAACTAATAACCGTTCAAGGTTTAAAACATTTATGCTTATAAACAAAGCTGTATCATTAATAACTAAATCAGTATTCACTATATATGCTACGGATTTATTTGAGGACAATTAGTCCTCTTTCTTTTTTCGCAGAAATTACATATATCATAATGAAGAGGAATATAAACAAAAGAAGGGTTTGCTTAGTGAAATAGGAAAGCAGCTATACAACGTATAGAAGTGCGGTGACGATGCCGCAAATCCGCATTCTTCTTTTTTCTTTGAGACAACACGTCTCATTATTTTTTTTTTATAAGGAGGTTCTAATATGAACATAGACGAAGATCGTTTGTTACAACCACTGGCTATTCCGAAACGACCGCTACGTACCCCTGAAGAAGTCGAGGAAGTTCGTAAAGAGATGCTTGACTGGTATAAGAAATACCAATGGGTTAATTGTCGTGACTATTCGATTATTTTAGGTTTTATTAATAATAACTACGATCGACAACATGGTTGGGATGACGAAATGATTAGAACAGCACCCATCACACACAATCGTTCAGGCTACTGGCTGGATTTACCAACACCTATAAAGTTCTAAAGGAGGGTTATTATGATACCATTTGATAAGATTAGGATTCCATACTTCAATCGAAGACAATCTAAGACTGACGTTACGCCTGTCAAACCAGGTAACAACTTCATTCGCAAAGTTGAAGTCATCTACAATCATAATGACGACACTTTCCGGACAAAGATAGATATGGTCTTGTCTGGAAACCAAGTATATTGTCAGGGTGTTATCATACCAGAAAAGTCTTACGACAAATGCATCTACATAGATGTACCAAAAGATGCTCTACAACGTCATTTATCTAGCGTTAAGATGCTTTCTATTGGTGCGAGAGATTTCCCAAATACTTTCGCACTTATAAAGACATATGTTCACACAATTGGCGACATGTTAGATCATGGTGTTGACTACACAGAGTTGCCATATTTTACTATATCAGCACCAAATGATCATACGATATTTACAGATGGTAAAGCAATGGCTTACCAAGAACTATTATCACAGGAAGGACTTAAATTCGGTGGTCGTGGAAGACTACCACAATGGGCATTATGGATATATTAGGGATTACTATTGGAGGAATGTGGATAGCTACATTTGTGCTATCCTATTTGTTTGGAAAGAAAGGATTGTAATATGCAACGAAGTATTCGTGTTATTTTGAAGACGGTTCGCCCAATGGATAGTGACTATCGGGTTAGATCTATTCTGGTTAATGAGGACGATGTTCTATTATCTTATAACAATGTTCATAATAGGAACGTTGAGGGAATTGAAGCGTATGGGGAATTCTTCATACAGCATCCTCACAAACTAGAGGTTAATGAGTCTATCATAGATATTAGTTTGGATCTATATCGATGGGATATGTTTGTTACGACAAATACTATTGACCGAATGTTGATTCAGAATACTGATCCTACAGAACATATAACTGTAAACCCAGACCGAGGATATGGTCAATCAATTCGTATTAGTCATCTTGTGCTGGTTTCGCAGTAATTACATGTACTATAATGAAGAAATAATAAAAAGGAGGAACACATTATGAAAGCAGTCAAAACTTTATGGGACTTGTTTTGGTGCAAGACACTATGTGATCTAGCATTTAAAATCTTTGGAGGCTAATTATTAATTAGCCTTTATTTTTTTAGAAAGGAATTACGATGTATTATAAAGGTTGTATAATTAAGGATGGTAAGATCCCAATGTCGGATTATACTTTGACAGAGGAAGGTTTGGAGAATATTTTAAAACATCAAGATATTCCATTTGTCAATTCTATTTATGAGAAAGTCGGCACAGTCAAATTGGTTCGTGACGGTAATGATATATTCGCGGTTGTTGTATTCAATACTCCACTAGGTCCTTTTATGAGTCTTGATATTGACGAAGACCTTGGTTATTGGTATTTTAATCCAATGTTCCTTATGCCAGGATTTAATAGTAATATTAACAATATTCGTGTGGATTATATTGCGTTAGATATATTTGACAAAGAGCAAAGGATTAAAGAACCCGAAGTGGTAGAGTTTATGCGACTATCAAGATATTTTAAAGCGGAGGAAGCTTATGCGAAAAAGAATCAGACGACGGATAATGGGTCTAACTAGTGCGTTTGTGGTCGTTTCTACAATAGTACTGCTTGGATATTCCATTGAGTTACATGACAAAAATGTTGTGTATCAAAACACAATTAAAAAGCAGGAAGATAAGATCTTCTCGTTAGAACATCAATATGAAATGATTGAGAACCGATGGAAGACTCGTGACGAAGCGGCTACATATTACTATGACAAGTACTTGGAACTCAAGGAAAAGTACGAACCTAGAAAGGAGATCATGGGTGAGTAAAATAGTCCCTATTAAGGAAATTAACCGTAAACGATTAGAAGTATTATTGACTAAGGAATTTAATTATGACTCTATTATTGAGCGGATTAATGAAATTCTAATAAATTCGATATCTGATCCAATCTATATACGTATTGTTGATATTCGTAAAATTCTAAAAGAAAATGGATACGATAATTCGGATACGTTCCCGGTCCATATCATCATGCAACAGTTGGTATTTGACTTAAATGACGCCGGATATAAGGCTACTATTGATGTTACCAGGTCGTATGACATTGATCATGATATGGACATGGTGTATTCTACACTAATTATTGAATTCAAAGGAGGTAAATCTTAATGCCAGAAACACCTATTTCACCACTATCTCCACCAATGAAGGACGGTAAAATGTGGACTGAACCAGATATGGGACTTTTAGCCGGTCAATTAAAGACATTCTACTATGGAACCCCGAATGGTTATGTTGTACAATTGTCTTATGATATGGAAAATCGTGATAAGAAACCTGTATTATCAGTATCCCGTATTGATGGATATCTAGACATAAGACAATACGACACCGTTGTGGATTTTCCTAAAACTTCTGAGAAAAATGATGTGGCTTCTAGCTTAAACCAATCAATATTCGAAATTGATGATTTAGCAAAGGCTAACGAATTTGTCGATAAAGCTAAATCTCTACCTAAAGCCAAAGAAAAGCTTGCTGAAACTGATCGTTGGGTTAAAGGATTATATCCACCAATGTTATTTCAATAAAGAAAGGATTAATATATGAAGAAAATTAATCGTAGTATTGCGTGTTTTATCCTATTCGGACTTGTATTGTTCGGATTGGGTATATTCGAGGTTCTTGACCGTCGAGGAGACAACGACCGAGACAAACATATCGATCAACTCGAAATTCGTATTGGTGAACTAGAGAAAGACAAGCAGGAACTTAGAAATGTTATCGACAAGATGAATGGACTGTTGGATAAAAATTAAGGAGGATAAAATGTCTAAAAACGTTAGGCCAGTACAGTTTGGTAGGAAGAATCCTTTCATTATTCAAAACAAATCCAAAATTATGACCCATTACAATTACCCGTTCGAAAACGGTATAATTGTCGAGCTTGTGATTATGCTTGGTGGTGATTACGCATTTGTACGTGTTCGCGATTATTGCGGATATAATCATATTGACAAGGACCAATTCCAGATTTCTAAAATGGAACCTTTGAAGGAACTATTGGACTGGGCTGGTTATTATGAAGACCGTTTCGATAAATGCGGACGACCAGAACTCCGTGAAGAATTTAAAGCTCGCTACGGAAAACAAATTATTAAAAGGAGAAAATAAACATGAAAATTGAAACTACTGATCCTAAGATCTTGGAACTTGCACTTAAGAACCACAAAGCAGTTCTAGATTTGGCTCTATTTTCTGAAAAGAATGTCAACGCTCTTCGAAACATCACATCTCGAGCATTCACATTTTCCTTACTGCTCTATGGATCATATCTTGGAGTATCTGCTATTCACAATAAACTTGTCATGCCATATGCAGCCAAACAACTTCTTAAGGACAAGGAAATCGCAAAACTTATGTTGAAAGGATAATATAATGAAAACTCGTATTGAGGCATTTTTCTTATGGATTTATTTCTTCTTTGGAAATCATCGTAAACAATGGTACGATCAAATAGATATCTACCAGTATGCGTATTCTAAACAAGTTGACGAATTGAATAAACTTGTCCAGTATACTGACGGACATAATTCAAAAGTTATAAAAGCACATCTTATGGTCCTTGAATTAGTAGGAAAGTATCGTATGCTAGAAATTCTATTAACACAGTATCCAAATTCATATTCTATTGCCAAACAAATTATCGTAACAACTAAAGAGGCAGAAAGTATTGAAAAATCATACAATGATATTCTGTCATCAATTGATATTAAATAAAAAGGAGTAACATTATGTTTAAATTAACAGACAAACAAACCCCAAGTGTACATTTCGAAGATGAAGCAATGCAAGCCGCTTATGAACACGGTCTCAAACAAGGCGTGGCTCGGGCAGACATCAAACACGCAGCTCTAGATTTGGTTGGAGCGGTATGTGCGTTATTTGTATCGGGTCTTGCCGTATATAAGATCCACAAAGTTAACCAAGAACTAAATGAATTGTCTCATGAAGCACAATTCAAGAAATTGTTAGAAGAAAACTTGGAGGATTAATATGACTGATGAAGTTGTAAAATTCCTAGACAAATATGGGGATAAAATCGCTGCTTCGTATGAAGTTCTGAAGGAACAATCTAAATGGCATGATGTAATGGTCTATTGGATTATCGTTTCAACAATCATTTTAGTTATTGGTCTAATATTTGTGACTGTAGCTAGCTTTGGAACCGATTCATTCGATCTCGATAATTGGAACAAGGTAATGTATGATGGTAAATATTATGCTAAAAGTAAACCCAATCGGGTTCTTGTGTATATCAATATTGCATTACCATTCGTAATACTATTCAATACCGTATTCTCAGTATGGCTATCTTGGCAGCTAGCGCCAGATTACAATCTAATAAATAACCTTATAAACAGATGATCGCAGGAATTACTTATACCATAATGAGAAAAAGAAAGGAGTACAAATAATGTACGATATTTTAATGAACTTACTTTATGACGGGCTTGACAAGCAAATGGAATTATGCAAGGTCGAGATGGCATATGCCACTACAACCGATGAAGTGCTAAAATTGACTATCAAGTATGCTAAGCTCTTGGCGTTGAAGAATGAAGAACGCAAGAACAGCATTACTTGGAAAGATGGTTTTAACGCTGTCGTCAACTTTGTAGGTATGGCAGCAGTGTTAAATTTCGAACAGACAAATATCATTACTTCGAAAGTCTGGGGTATGGTTAGTTCTAAATTTAAATAAGGGTTATTATGCCCTTTCTTTTTTCTCAAAATAAATTTAAAGGAGTCAGATAATGACAAAAATTACAAAAGAAAATATGCAAAATGCGCATGATGAACTGTTACAAACCTTTGTTGATAAAAATGCTGACTATGGAAACTCTTTCGAATCTTCTCTTGAAGAATATGGGCTAATCGCAGCTCTTATTCGAATGGAAGACAAAATGGGACGTCTTCGCACGCTTATTAAGTCTGAAGCTAAGGTTAAAGACGAAAGCATTTCGGATACTCTTCGCGACCTATCTAATTATGCTCTTATGGCATCTGTATGGTTTGATCATAAAGATGATGACGATCGTCCAGCTTCAGAACGAGTTAAAGATCTTTTAAATAAACCTATGCCTAGTCTTGGTTTTTATTCAGGTATCCGCGTATTCAAACCAGGAGAAAAAGAACGATTCTACGATCCAGAATCGACAGAACCTGCTGGTGAAATTGAAATTCAAAATGCAGAACAACTTCGTCTGTATTTGAATATTCATAAAGAAAAAGGCGCCGTTAGTGTAGCTACTGGTATCGGTCGTGATCTATTTTATCGTATCGACTTTACAGAGTTTTATCGGTATATTAATGAACTTCGTGGAGTATCATTCGATGAGTCTGACAAATTCGAAATCTACTTCAATGTTCGGAATGATGCATTGAATAAAAAGATTTACGTACGTACTAATGATACGTATAACACATATATGTTTCATGACATAAAATCTTTTGAAACTGCTATTAATAAATTTATTGCATATAAGCAATATCTTCTTGATAAAGCTCATCATCCACATAACATCAAATCGTTAATTCAAGTTGACTCCGACCGACAAAATTCGAATATTCTAAAACCTAGGGCTCGAATTGATACGGCGTTTATTAAACTAATGTTATCGGATTACAATGATGTCAAATATTATATTTCTCATAGCGATAGTGTTGAGGAATATTTGAACAAACAATTCATCTACGACATGTTCGAAGGAACAACAAATCCTAAGTACGGAAAATACTATACTGTATTATCTGAAAAATATAGATTGTCAATGATCTCAACTGTAGAAGCGACATTAGAACGTTTCCTATCTAAAACTTTCCTTGATTCATTTCAACGTAAACTTGACGCGGGCTGTCGTGTGAAACTCGTAAAGATTCCGCAGTAATTACATGTTCCATAATGAAAACAAAGAAGGAGGCATTTACAATGCAACAAAACAAATTACTTACACTTAAATTGGAAGACCGTAATCGGGTTAAGGACAGCCTTGACACAATCATGGATCATATACACGATTTAATTGCAGAAAGGTATCTTAATCGAGCCCGAGAAATTGAAATCACAAATATTGATATTGTGGATTTCGGAATCGAAGGAATTGATTTTCAAGCCTTGTGCAACAACATAGATCTTGTATACGGCAAAATGGTTGAAACAGGGTATAACGTAACTCTATACAGCGACCATGAAAGTGAATACATTCAAGTGAGCGTTTAAATACGCTCTTTCTTTTTTTTCTAATTCTTAAAACATATAAAAAATAATGAGGTAAACAATAATGAAAACACTTAAACTTATGACTCTTGGTATTGCTCTGTTTGGTTCTGCTGTAGTTGCTGAATCCGTATTCGCGGATGTGACAAAGGAAGAGGGGTCTACAGAACTCATTGCTACAGATCCTCAAGTCACAGTAACTAAAAAAGAAGAAGATTCCATCTGGTCTGATGTTGAAGTTAACATTAAAACAGATATTCCTGACGAAGTTCAAATTAACTCTGGGGATACAATGAAATTCAATATCCCTGAAGAGTTAAACCTTGAAACCAGCTACAACTTCCCAGTGTACAATGAAACTGGAGAAACTGAAGTCGGAACTGCTGATGTTAAAGCAAATGAGCGTACTGTTACGACAACGTTCAACAATTACTTCCAGGATCATCCACTGGATAAATCCATTTCCCTTAATTTCCACACACAAATCAACCGTGAAGTTGTTCAAGAAAACACTAAGAAGAACATCTCATTCAACGGCACAATCGTGGAACTTAACGCAGGTTCTAAGGGAACAATTAATCCTAATGAGGAATTGTATAAATATGGTTATCAAGACCGTTCCGACCAAAACCTTATCCACTGGGTTGCGCGTTTGAATTACAAGCGTCAAACTATGGAAGCTGTAAATATTGCTGACACTTGGTCTGATGATCAAGATTATGTTGAAGGCAGCCTTATTTACAGCTATGTGAAAGATGTTGATCCATGGGTATACGACTCGCCTGCTACTCAAGCACAAGCCAACACTAAATTCAACAGCAATGGTTTCACGACCCATATCGATAAGATCGAAAACAAAATCTTGATGGTTGAATACAAGACTCGTCTTCGCACACCTGTTCAATACAATCCTACCAATCTGTTTACCGCAAGCTGGAATGGCGGCTTTGTATCACACGAAGCAGAAACTAAGCTTTATGATGGCAATGGTAAAGCTAAAGGTAAGTCACGTCCGAAATGGGATAAACCAAATGATGCGCCTAAATACGAACTTCCAGAATTCGAAGGTGGAGTAGTACCTTTGGATCCTCCTGTTCACGTAAAGCCAGAGTGGAATGGCGGAACAATTCCTAATGATGCGCCCGTACATACTAAGCCAGAGTGGAACGGAGGTACTGTACCATTTGATGCTCCTAAGTATGACAAACCCGAATGGAATGGAGGCGTTATTCCTAATGATGCACCAATCGTGGATAAACCTGAAATCGACTTGAAGGATATTCCAATGATGCCACCAGCACCTGTATTGGAATTACAGGAGCTGAAAATCCCAGATGTTCCTGCTCCAAAAGAAGACAAACCTAAAACAGATATACCATCTTCTGAAGATCCTGGTAAAGGCCTTGAGACATATTCTCAAGGTACTAAAGGTAAACAACTTCCAGCTACTGGCGATGCTGAAGAATCATATATGTTGTTCGGAGGAATTGTCGTCGCGGTTCTTGGACTAGGTATATATGGTATGAAATCAAATAAAGGAGAATAAGATGTTATTAAAACCAGAAAATAGTTTGGACACTCGTGAATTGTTTGAGTGTCATTGTGAGTATGACGTATATCAATACAATCATGGGTATGGTGATGTATACAAAGCAACGATTAGAATTTCTGGTCATAATCGAAAAGATGTTTGGAATCAGCTTGATGAGAATCAGAAACCATACAACGAATTGTCGATTACTAGAGGTCTTAGAGGAGTTCCGGAATTAGCACCCGGGACTATCCTCGGATTCATTTCTCATATTGACACAACTGTTACTTCTAAATTCGAATTGGAACGTCCACATTTCTTCATGATGGAGTTAACATATGTTAAGAATCCTTTGGATATTTCTTTCCGTGAGTTTGTGAAAGACTACTTCAAATATGGAGGTCAATAATGAAAGATCTTAAAATATCTAGTAAATATGACAATCATATTTGTACCTTGGAGAATGGTGAAAAGCTATTCTCCGCAGAGGTTACATTACATTCATCGAATATGAAATTTTTAGAAGAATTTTATGAGTACTATTGGAATAAAATGGATGGTTTCAAACCGATTGATAAGATAGACGGTTCTACTGCTTTAGTTAATCTTCTGGGATTTGTCGAACATATGGACTCTGAAGTTAAACGCAATGTACCGACATTCAACTTCCCAGAATGTAAATACAAATTTGATTTTACTATTATCTATGTAAAAGAACCTAGCAATTATACCACACGAGGTTTAATGTTGGGATATTACAATTATTTAGTTCAAAAGAATGGAGAAAACAAATGAAACGTGGCCTTAAAAATAAAGCAAAGATGATTCTACGTACGCTCGCATGTATTGAAAGTCTTGAGTATTATTTGGAACTAGCTAAAGGTACTCCATACGGAGATGCAAACTTCATTAAAGAAGATATTGCTATTTATAAGAAATATCTTAATCCAAAACGTAAGACAAACACTTACAAAACTCAGGATCTTATTTTCATCAACAGGCTTGTGAATGAATTGCGTATTCATATCAAACAGTATTTGAATAGCCAATATGTACTCAAGAAGGAGAACAAGTAATATGTCAGTTTTGGAATTAACAGGAATCTCATTTCTAATTGCAGCGGTGTTGGTCTTTCTATTTTTCAAGACTATGTGGAAACATTTGGATAATCAGGAGGACTAATCATGAATCGTGTTGATACAAAGAAATTATATTTGGGCGTATATACTAAGGACGGTAAACATATTCCTATCCGTATTATTACACTTATTAAATCACAAGACAACAAATGGAAAGGTTGTCTTCGTAAAACTAGTATCATCGATAAATGTGAATTGGAGGATATTGCATTCTACACATTTAATGGTAAAGCTATTCGTCGAAAATCCGTTCGTAAGAATCCTGATAATATCGGGTTTGTTATTACTGACTATGATATGAAAGACCTCTCATACGACGCGTCTTATTTTCATGAATATGAACTCAGAGAAGTTGACAATATTCTTATGAATACAACATGGGATCATTTTTCGGATGAAGTTTACGCTAAAGAAGAGTTTAAACGATCCGAATATTTTGTTGACTCAAAACTACCATACGAACGATCAATCGACGGAATACCTCATTGGGGATATTGTATGGATGCTAAGATCATTGGCCCTAGCGAAAAGTATCCTGGCTGTACCGTACTACGACGCAAGTATGCATTGATTGACGAAGAATTTGCTAAGTCAATCGTATTCTCGTATTGTAAAGAATCGCTGATGGAGAATGATTTACTGGAGGATATATAATGGAAGAAAACTATTTCGAAAACGTATTTACGCCAGAGACCGAAGAAGATAAAATGACTTTGGAGGGTCTCAAAATTCTTTCCGATGTTCTCGGAATTAGAAGAAAGGTTGAAGATGACTAAAGGTTATATTATGTCGTCTACCGAATTCAAAGAGACAGTTGAAACAATGGTTAGAGATATGCCTCTAGCTGATATGTTGTATATTAACCAATCTTTGATCGAGGCGGCAATCACTAAATGGAAGGAGAAGGATCCTGAGACAGAAATGTCTCCAGCACAAGAGGATTACAAAGCATATTACGTATTCCTCGCAAGTGTACCAGATGGCATTACTGTGATAGATCCTAATCTTTTCGTATTCAAAATTGCTCGTAAAATTGTAGATGCTCTATGTCTATCAATCATAGACTCACGATATTACGAGAACGCATTCCATGATCCGGACGTATCGTATGAAGATACAAAATTCATGTCTGATGTATTCAAGCATGTCTTAGATAGAACTGAAGAATCTATGAAAGAAGATGCTGAATCAGTAACATTCGAATTCAACAGGAATCCGGATGAAATGCGAAAAGAAATGTTAGAAAGTTTGGACAGAAAGAAACATGAAAGATAAAAAAGTTATTTTATCTAGTAATGACTTCAAGAACCAAATTATAGCAAATATTCGATCTATGGATTTACAAAACGTATTCATGATCGAGGATTTCTATATCGATAGACTTATCACAAGTTGGTGTGAACATCAAGCCCAGGAAGACTACAAGTCATATTTGAACATGATGATGACCATTCCAGATAATCTAGAATTCATAGATTTAGATGGATTGTTATTCAAATTGTCTAGACGACTTGTGGACGAGCTTGTACTTACGCTTACTGAGTCGTTTTATTATGAAGACATAGGTATGAACATATCTGAGGATTCTTTCCATCCATATGAGGAAGATCGTCAGACGGCCTATGTCAAACGTGATAAAGAGTCTATCAAGTATTTCTTGAGTGTCATCGATGTGATGTTCGACAGAATATATGTCGGTACGTCTACTACAAAAGAACTTCTGCAACAAGCTTTGCAGGACAATACATATTTAAGGTAGGTTTGGTATGGAACAGAAACAAAACATATCGTTGTCTATTTATTATAAAGGGACAACCACGACATTTGGTGGTAAATATGAAGACACATTCCCAACATCTGATGGACGAATTAGTTCTGTTGTTGTGGATATTCCTATTTCGATCGTACACATGTTGGATTTAAATTGTGAGTATGTGCTAGTTATTAACAACAAGCAATATGCTATTCAAGATAAGTCTGTCGGTATCCCAAGTACTGATGGATTTGTCAATACTATTTTACTGGTGAACGAATACGGCACTATTCGCCGTTTAGGGAGGAAATATTAATGAGAAAACATATTCGTATTCCAATGTCACTCAAAGACATGGACACACTTCGTGACAATTTTTACGCTTGCAGCTCTGAAGTACAAATGGAACTCCCTGACAATCTCACCATTCATTTCGAACGCTCTGATATGGAGGAATTCGAAACATTTTGAACTGAAGAGGAGATTAAGGAAGTTGAATACATCGACCGTTAAAATTATTTTAACAGCTGCTGTGCTGGTTTTATCCGTACCATTCTCAATTATCTGCGGGATTGTGTTAGGGATATTTCCAGCCGTTATTTATGGACCATCTGTAGTAATCGGAATCACCGGAGCAGTATGGATCGTCTTTACAATTACGTTACTATCCAAAATTTGGAAAAAGTGACCGCAGAAATTACATAGCAGATAATGAAACGATATTAAAACAAAGGAGGACACAAAGATGTCAAAAGAAACAATCGTTGAAAATCAAACTGAGGTTATCTCAGATGAGCAAGTGAAAGCAGCAGAAGCTGCAGTTGAGCAAGATGTTACAACTACTATCGTAGCTGAACCGGAAAAGCTTACTATGGCACAACAAATTGCCAAGTGGCGTCCAGTGGCTAAGAAAGTACTAGTTGGAGCAGCCTTGATCGGGACTGGAGCTTTCGTGATCTCACTACTCGCTGGGTCTAAATCTAAGAATGATGAAGACGACGTTATTGACGTTGAGTTTGAATCGGAAGATATCGACTAATGCTGGAGGGTTATTACACCCTCTTTTATTTTTTGTCAAAGAAAGGAGGCATAGACATATATGGCGGTCATATTAGAAGATTATTACGCAATGTATGTCCCTGATTTTAACCCTGTCACTGGTAGATTCTTTGTGCCATTAGACAACGCCAGTGATATTACGTTGGCGGATCTAGCAACCGAACTTAATGGTTATAATAATCGTGTTTGGTTTGAAGGAAAAACATATATTGCAGACGGTGTCAAGAAACAAATGGACCCTGTAACATACGAATGGTCTGCAGTATTGAATGTTAGGAGAGTATAATGGTTGACTACAATAAGGTAAAACAAAAATCTACTAAGGTAGAAAAGAATGACGGGACTGCTGTGCGTAAAAAGCAGAAAGCAGTAGCTAAAGGTCGAGTGCGCAAACCTAGTTTGTTATCTCGAGCGGGATTACTATTTTTCGGAGAAGGTGGATTCAAAGGTGTCGTACAACATCTCGTGCATGAGGTTATTATCCCAAGCGCACAAAACACTTTCGTCGATATTACTACTACCGCGATTCAACGTGCGGTGTTAGGTGATGATTATATTTATCATAGACAGCCGACACAATACTGGGGTCGTGGACGAAACAATGTAACTCGTATGGATACATATCGCGGAGGAGGACGTATTGACTATGATAGACAATTCAATCGTCGTTCCGAGAAAACATCCGATGTATTGAAATACGTTGACTTTGAAACTGCGCAGGAAGCTCAGGAAATCTTTAACATCATGTTAAGTAACCTTGAGCATTACAAAGTTGTATCTGTAGCAGATTACTATGAACTATCGGATATTCCATCAAGGTTTACTGATAATTCTTATGGTTGGACAGATCTTCGTGGATCTAAAATTGTCGCTGCGCGTGGTGGAGGATATACAATTCAATTCCCACCTGTTGAGGAAATTTAGTTAGGAGTTTACTAATGAAGAAATTCGTTATTGGTATTGGTTTGGTTGGAATCGGTTATGTTATTGGATGCGTGCAATCATATTTCACATTCGATGCTATTTGTAAGGAAGATGGAATTCGAATTGGTATGTTCGGATCTGAATATGTGGAGGACAAAGAATGAGACGCTATATAGCATACTTATATTTGTTCGCATGTGGACCAATCGGTTGGTTACTCATATTCATGGATTGGATTAAAAGATAAACGGAGGAAACTAAAATGAAAAACTTACTTGCTACACTATTTTTACTTTGCATTGGCCCTGTTGGTTGGATCATCCTAGCATTTGCTTGGTTGAAGAAATGAGGCTTAAATGATCACAAAGATTGACGTTATATTTCGCGATGGAAGTCGTGAATATTTTAACTATGTTCCTAAAGACCAATATGGTAAGGAACTACGATTGACATATACTCGCAGCGAAACCACTGTTACTATTATTGAACATTTGGTTGAAATTAACGAAACTGTCGAGCATGTATTTGAACGTGCCGATATTCGCAAGATCGCTATTAAACAAAAGCAGGAGGCTTAATTATGGTTGCAGTACGCAAAATCAACTCTTATTCATTGCATTGGACTCCAGAAACGGAGTACGCATTTCTCATCGATTATCTTATGCGTAAAGAAGAACAAATCTCAATTAAGCAGAATCAAGTTTCAGGAATGACTATTGGTATGATCAATAGTGCAGATGTGTTTGATTTCAAGTCTATGCATACACATTTACGTGGTGTACGACAACGAATCAAAGATCTGCAGAACAAACATGGATTTACTCCGTCTACATATTTGCAATACAAGCATATTGTGGACGAATACCGTGATGCTGCTATCAAACGTGCGCAACACGGAAAAGTACTACAGGAGGAAACATATGCGGGTTAGGATTTATCAGAAACACACGCATCAAAACCAGCAACCTCTGTTATTCAGTAATGTAACAGGGTTGTCTATTAACGATGGGGTTCTAGAATTTGAACACGATGCTCATATTAATAAAGAGCGTAAGGTTCGAGCTAACTCATCATTCATCTTATCAAACATCTGCGGATATTCTCTTCTCAAAGAAGAATCCAATGAAGTTATCAACACTATTTTATAAAAAGGAGAACACATAATGAAATTACCATCAATTAATTTTGCAGACCTCGCTAAGAACTCACGTCGCGGACTGGTTGCTGCTAAGAACTTTGGAATCAAACATGCGCCACTTGCATTAGTTATCGCTGGAGGCGTAGGTCTCGTTGCTACAGCTGTAACATCTTACCAAGCAGCTAAGAAAGTCGATAAGACTTTAGAAAAATTTGAGGAAATGAAGGAGGATGGAATTGTCCCATCAAAAGTTGAAATCGCTACTGAGGTTGCCAAAGACATTGCTATTCCTGTTTTGCTTGGGGTTACTAGTGTCGCTTGTATTGGACTTTCATACGCTATTCAGAACAATCGCCTCAAAGCTGTTACGGCTGCTCTCGCGGTAATCACAGAAGAACATTCTCGCTACCGCAAACGTGCTAAGGAAATCCTTGACGAAGAAACATTCAAACGTCTCGATACTCCTCACGACACACGCAAAATTACAATCACTGACGAAGATGGAAATGAAATCGAAACTACTGTTGAAGTACCTAGCGAAGGGCTTTTCTATGGTGCATATTTCAAGAATTCTAACCTCAACTCGCCTGGCGAACCAGAATACAATGAACGCGCAATCCAAGAAATCTACAATGAAATCCTTATTCCTAAAATGGCTAAATGGGGCGAATTAACATTCCCATATGTGTTGGAACAACTTGGATTTGAAGTACCATCTGCTGCGCTGCCATTCTTCTGGTCAGATACTGATCAATTCTATATTGAATGGGATACATTTGACATGTGGGATGAAGAAGCTAAAGCTATGGTTCCACAAACATATGTTCGCTGGAAACGCCCACGCAACCGTTACGCTCCAAACATCTACGCAGAAGCAGACGAACAAGCTTAATTAAATTTTGAAAGGATATTCCAATAATGAATAGAAACTTGAAGATTTTGGGATATACTGTTTTAGTGGCGGGTATCGGATATGCCGGTTACCGTCTCTATAAATGGTATAAGGAAGAAAAGAAGTTGGAAGAAGATGGTCTTTCGTATGAAGAACTATTAGAAGCACACGAAGCTGCCGAGATCGAAAAACGTCTGGAAGAACGTGATGCTCTTATGGATCTTGAACGCGATATTGAGCAGGATCAAGACCCTCTTGAATTTGGTGACGGTCACGCCTGGCGTAAAGAAAATGGTATGATTATCCGTAACATCACTCCATATGAAAATGCTGCTGGGATTGAATACGATCCAATGACTGAAGAAGTTATCGACTTACCTGACGGACAAGGTGATACCATTTCCGTAGTTCGTAAATTTGACGAATTCGAAATGAAAGATCGATTCCTAAACTATCGGGATAAACGATCTGCGAAAGAAATTCGTAAGGTCATTGACGATATGATGTATACAATCCGCTCGCTTAAAGCTAATGAAATGGAGTATGAACGTATGATCTACGACAAAGAAACGCAAGATAGCTATGACTATTACTGTGCGTTAGTTCTTGACCGTGCAGGAATCCATAATTCAAAACTTATTGATGACTTTGCACCTATCTTTGCTTGGGAATATACTCCTAACAAACAAAACATTGCCCTACTTAACATCCGTCAACAATTGATTGACAAGCGTGTAGAATACTTTGGATTCGCATCTAAATATTCTAGCTGGGCAAGCATTGGTGAACTGCTTATTTGGTTTGCTGAAAACCTACATGTGGAATCTGGTAAGAAGTCTGCGACCGAATATCTGAAATTCATTTTCGATAAGATGTCAATTGAATTCGAAGACTTTGACGCTGTTACCCATGATACCTTTATCTCATATTTGGAAAGTGGACGCACTAACAAGCCAAATTATGATGACACTTTCGGTATGTTTGGATTACCTAAATCCGACTATGATGATTCAAAATCACTGTGGGACGAATATAACAAACGTATTGAGCACGAGGTCGGATTTGTGGATCTAGAAGAAGGTGATGAAGATGACGACTCGGAAGATTAATCGTCTGATCATCAAGAAAGACGGTAAGGTATATTCCTTCCGTTGTTCTGCTAGTGATCTAACAATAAGTATGCGAGAGTCTGATTATGTATTTGCGAATCTGCATAATCTGTTTGAAGGTACTACTATAATCTTAAAAAGTTGTACTGATAATCTCACTATCAATGATCAATTCATAAAAAGAAAAGATCTACATACTATTTATATGGCTGGTCTAAACCAGTTCGGACGCTATCGTTCGTTCTTTATTTATGATGATTTGGGCGAACTCGAAACTTCAGAATTATAACATTAGGAATTGAATTACTACGCGAGACATCGCATCATATTTTCAGAAAGGACAACCTAATGAAAGAACTATTTGTAAAACTAAAAGAAGGTCTTGCTAATCTTAAAAATTGGCTTGACAAAATCGTCACAGATATCGAGTGGGCTTTAATGCCTACTTGGATCATATGGACCACGAAAGACAAATACAAACTAAGTCACTACCGACTGATCAACGGTTACGACTTGAAACACATGTATTTGCGAAATGGAACTCCTGTACTTCGGTCGTATAACCAAGGATGGGAAGCATCCGAATCGGAATCAGATAATTGCGTTGTGGAAGGGTTTTCTAGAAGCCTGACAGACGTATATTCTGCGCGTGGATACAACTTTGTATTATGCGGCGGTAGTCGTATTACTACCATTAAAGAATACAAAAACGGCGATACACCTACTCATAATTTCTTCCTGGCCAAGAGGAAAGATGAGGACGAGGTTCTTGTCTGTATTCCACGAGAGATCGTGTCAAGTCCTGAGGGATTAATGAATCGCATGATCTCAAACATGAAAATTAATTCCGAATTCACAATCCAATCCATCAACACATTCTGCTATATCTATCCTATGGAGAAGACTAATGCAAGATATTTGACTTTCGGACGTCAGGTTTATGACGAATGGGGATCAAATGATGGACTTGTGATCTATCCAAAGGCTGGAGATGACCTTTGGGACAAACTAACCCGCTAGAAGGGGTCTAGGAGGCTATATAATGGCGTTTAACGACTATGTAGTTCCTTATTCGATAGAAAGGGCCGACGTACTCAGGAAGTGCGCAGAGAGCGATCTATCGGTCTTAAATGAAGACTATTATAAGGGCTACAAATTCATGTTTTGGACCAAATTATCCAAGGCTAGACCCAATATTATGGTGGGGATAGCTTACGGGGATAATCTTATCAAGATCAATATGGGTAAAGACAAATATATGCTTTGTCCTTATATTGTGATCTCAGAAACTGACAATGACCATCGGATGTTTATATTTGAAAGTTCCGAATCACTGTTGGCTATGGTTAAGGAATTGTTCAAGGCTGATGACTCAGAAGATTTTATTGATACCATATTCAGAAAGTATGCCACTACATACAAATTCATACAATACAAATCTGACGGTAATGAAATCGCATCATGTCAAGGGACAAATCTACCTGTAATTAATTTATCCTTGGTTAGATATTGGAATAATCCAGATGAGCCACATTTGACTCGTTTAGATATTCTCGACTCTAAACCATTGGACTGCACGTTTACTCCGGGTGGTCCTGTTGATGTCAAAAACTACTATATTCTTGACGCGACTCGCTACCAAAAGGAGCTGGACCATTCCGAGTACAATACGTATAATTGGAAAGGAAAGACTAATGGACGAAATAAAAGATAAGGTCGTCTCGAACATGGACGATGCGGAAATCTTTGAAGCTGCCAGGAAGTTGAAAGAACTCTTGGACTCGGCTATTCTACGTAGCGAAATCGTAGGAGAGGCTGACACACGGAAGTTACTGTGGGATCTACGAGCAAATCTTCTCGTAGTATTACGTTAAACAAAAGGAGAAAACTAATGAAGTATGATATTACTCGATTACCTGTTATCAAATCAAAACATTTCAATGACGAAGCTGTCGCTGCTGCTAACGCTGGTATGACCGACGAACAATACACTACCGCACAAGGACAAAAAGTTCTGTGGTATATGTATGTATTGGACAAATTAAACCGTGGCGATTCTATTTCTGTTGCCGAGCTGCGTAAAGCTGCTAATAAGAAAGTCGAATTGAAGGACTACATGTTTGGATTCGACAAACGCGCTCTTGACTACACAAGTCCTAAAGCATCTGATGATATTTTCTTCCATCCAATTCATTTGAAACGGATTGTGGAACATAATGAATATCTATTCGATACCACAACATTGCAAAAATGGAAAGAAAAAGACACGGCTATTCATCGTAAACGTGTAAAAGTTCTTGAGGAAGCTGTCGAACTTATGCGAGAAGATTACCGACAACTTTCAATGGATGCGTAAGAAGGTTAAAAGGAGCTGTAAATGAAATTCAAGTCTGGTATGGAGAAGACATCGTATTTGAAAAGTGTCTTATTGAAAGTTCTAAAGACTATGGGATATTTGACAGTGGCAGATTACAAACGTATCTGTCACCACTATCCTATTGAGGCTAAGGACTATGTTATTGGTTGGCGAAGTTTATACGACGCTCATTTCACCACAAACGAATACCCTGACGATGCTAACATGGTTAAGCTATACATCGCTAAACAACCATCTATATTGGCTAGCTCACGTGCTTCCCAAGTCGACTTCGTTGGTAATATCCCTTCCTTAGGGAATGTTCATATTGTGGATAACGGAATTCAAAACGTTTTGATCATTCATCTCGGCTTAGCTTCTAATGATTTAGAACAATGGAGACATCATAATCGTAAGATTTTGGTGTTTGACAATGAGCCTATGAAACAAAACTTCATATTGTGGTTCGATAATCACCAAACTAAGCCTGGTGAAGATGTTATTATGGTAGGTAAAGACTTTGATCTTAAACATATTTTGCGTGAACACGGTCTAATTGTCCGTGAGGTTATTTAAGGAGGTATGGTATGACATTAAAAATTATTGACATCGATATGAATGATGTTCTGTGGGTGAAACACTCACGTGATGGTATTAAGATTTGTGCTCGTGTACAAAAACGAGCTAAGGAATTTAGTATTCCGACGAACAAGCCGGACACTCTATATTCTTTTGAAGATTGTTCATGGAATACATTCAAAGACGATCTACTATATTCATTGGACGCTATTATCCCATACATTGGGGATATTTACATCTTCAATTTCAAGGAATTCAAATCCATTAAATACGGTAATGCTCTTGCTCGTATCGAAACTCTTATTAATGTGGATACTGATCTGCTGGAAACTAAGGGTCCTATTTTCTCAGTTGGTATCGATCCGGAAGATCCTGACGTCAACGAATACGAAATCTCTGTACCAATCACCGATCTTGTAGATATTACTGAAGTAACTAAGCGTTTTGCTGTAGGAGTTACTGCTAATATCTTTTGGAATACAGGCACTCGTAACGGACAGATAACTTCAGTTCAGATCTCTAATGGCGAGCTCATCATCAAATTTGAGCAGATCTTCAAAGGTGATTATCTAACTCTTGATATTCGCCAGTTCATTCGGAAAGTCTAAGGAATAGGAGGTATTAAAGATGACTACCCAAAACGACATTTATGTTATCGATTTAACCAAATATTTCACACGCCTTTTCGAATTACATCGTCCAGATGCCTTGGATTATTTCAAGAAGATTGAATGTTTTATGTATTTCAACATCTCAGATCCAACCCAGATTCAATTCAAATACCGCTTCTATGGTTACAGATACGATCGTAAGGTATTATATGGACTTACTCCGGATATGTTTGTGCAAGTTGTAAATTTCTTTACTATGCTTGTTGAAAGCTCATATCGTTTGGACAAGGCACTTATGCCAGAATGGATGTTCGAACCAAAAGTACGCTGGATGCGTGGTTTACTAAAGGATGCTTTGGACGTTCCTCAACACATTAAAATTCGTCGTTACTTGTTTAGTAAAGGTGTCGATGTTGACTTCGATGATATTATTAAGACCGACTATGCTAGCATGGTTGATGGCGATAATAATATTCCTATAGTTAGACCTTCTCTGGTATATTGGCGCGAACTTGGTAAGGTACTGTTAGCTACAAACTCACGTTTTGCTACAGCAGATTATGATGATCCGGAGGTAAATTACGATGGTCGTGATTGATCCTGGAACAGACTTAATTAAAATCAACTTTACCGATTACTTGCGTAAATTCTATAAGGATATTCGTAAGTATAACAAGTATCAATTGGCAAAGATCTATGGTAAGATGTATTTCAAGCTTACAGATCCTACAGTAATCCAGTTTGAGATGTACGCTGATCGCAGATCTAACGTGGTTAAGGTCTTGAAACTGAAGAATATTGTTGAAGCAATTGATGTTATCAACTTCTTCTTAGAGATCTCTGACGCATATTCAGGACACCATTCTGATTACTATCCAAAGTGGATGCTTAAGCCTAGATCGTCTATTATTCGGGGTTTGATTAAGGATTCTTTGGGATTAACTGGTGTATCCGAGCTTAGCAGGAACGGAATTGAGTATGAAGATCTTGATAAAATGCATCAAAAGATCCAATATTCGTCCAAACATGGTGTACATATCTACGATATTTGTGCTGGTTTGAAGCTGGATCCTGCTAAAGATGACCTATTTATGTGGAGAAAACGTCGTATAAATGGGTTCAAAATTGGTAATATTGACTACTATGAGGCCAAAAAACGAGGCAAAATCATCAATTATATCGTCTAAATTACTATGATATTATAGGAAAAATGGGCCTAAAATGGCTCAAAATAGCAGTCCCCCAAAATCCCCCAAATTTTTAAGGGTTTTTGGGGCGGAGCCGAAATAGCTTGAAAATGCCTTATTTTGGGTGGTTTTTGGGCATATTTCGGTGATTTTGAGGGTACTTTAGGGGTTGTGAGTCCCTAATCCCCCCAATCGACCCTGTTTTTACATTGTTTACATCAAGAGTTAAAAGCTTATAATATATATAAACAATAGGAGAAGAGGGGAGAATGGGGACTATTGGTCAAAATCGATGGATTTGGTCGAAATCGGTCGAATTAGTCACAACTCACAAAATACGATAGAAAAGGAGGGTTTCGGTGAAGTTTGATTTTTTAGACGTCACTGTCGAGCAAAACTTCAGTAACAACAGAGTTTATGATTATGTCATATCTCCAGACTTCTTGTTTGGTGATATTAAAGACTTGGTTATTAAAGGTTCTTCATTCTTTGCTTTCTGGGATGGAAACGAATGGATAATGGACCAGAATTATTTATTTGATTGTATCGACTCGATCTTGTGGAGAAAGTATCATGAAATAAAAGCCGAACATCCAACAGCTAGGATTCAGGTTAAGGAAATTCGTAAAGCTTCAGCGGGCAAGTATAAATTGTTTGTTGATTATATTAAAGTCCTTTGGCAACCTGAGACCAACTTTAACAGACGCATATTATTCGCAGATCATAAGATTAGGCGCGAAGATTATGCAACTGTTAAATTACCATACACTCCGGTGAGTGGTGACTGCCCGGCATTCAAAGAATTGTTATATACATTGTACGATCCAAATGAAGCTGAAAAGATTCTATGGTTTATGGGCGCCTTGCTTATGAACAAAATGGAACATATCGAGAAGTTCATGTATTTGTATGGACCAAAAGGATCTGGTAAAGGGACCGTGCTAAAAGTATTCAAGATGATATTCGACGGATACCATGCTCCTATCGATTTGAGAGAGTTAACAAGTGGAGGACCATTTGCAACCGGACAGATCCGAGAGGTTCCTTTATTGATCGACGACGATACGGATATTTCCAGGATCAGCAATGATACTCCTTTGTTGAAACTGACATCTCATGAAACCATATCCGTCAACAAGAAATACAAAGAACCGTATGATGTGACATTTAGTGGTTTATTGGTAACTGCGTCAAACCAAAGATATCGTGTAAGGAATATTGACTCGGGGATTACTCGACGGGCTGTTGTAGTAAATCCTAGTGGTCGTAAATTCACTCACGAAGAGTACGATGCGTTATTTGATAGGGTTAAGTACGAGGTTCCGTATATTGCATCGATGGCAATGGATACTTTCAAAGAACTCGGTTATTCTTTCTACGACGACTACTTCGATATCGAGATGGCAGTTAATACTGACATCATATTCGACTTTGTTCGGAGCAATGCTATGGAGATTGGTAAGGATATTACACTCAAGCGTGTTGCTGAGATGTATAAAGAATATCTGGAAGATCTCGGATTCAAGACGGAAGGATACAAAGCCAAGATCAAGAAAGAGCTCATGAGATATTTCGACGAGTTCCATACAGAGATTCGGATTGATAATATTCGTTACAAGAATTTATATCGAGGATTCAAATGGGAAGTCGTATATCCAGAAGGACTCGGAGACAAAACGGATGGTCGATTCGTACATTCCGAAGAAGCGAAAGAAGATTGGCTCACATTTCTTGACAACCCGTCATATTTCAATGGTATCGCTGCAGCATTTCCAGCACAACCTGCAAATTCGAAAGGTAATCCTTTAGCGAAGTGGGACGATGTTAAGACTGTGTTAGCGGATATCGACACGGAACAACTTCACTGGGTTAAAGTTCCGCTGAGTCATGTTATTATTGACTTGGATAAAAAGAACCCAGAGACCGGCAAGAAGGATTTGGAGCTGAATAAGGAAGCAGCCCGACAGTTCCCTCCGACGTACGCCGAACTATCCAAATCAGGCCATGGTATTCACTTACATTATATTTATGACGGTAATGTGAATGAGTTATCTAATTTGGTCGAAGAGGATGTGGAGATCAAGGTATATCGCGGGAAGTCTTCTCTGCGACGTATCAATATGAAAGCCAATGAGTATGAAATCGCGCATATATCCTCAGGTCTCCCACTAAGAGAGAAGGAGGCTGTGGTGTATAGCGAGATAGAAGATATTGTGTATACCGAACAGGTATTACGTAATTTTGTAAAACGACAGTTGGGTATGATTGAAGGTAAGGAACCATCACATCCAAATACTAAACCGACTATCGATTGGATTGCTCATGAAATTCAGAAGGCTCATGATCAAGGTCTGGAATATGACCTGAACGATTTACGACATGCTTGTATGATGCGAGCATTGAAATCAACAAATAATCGCGAGTACTGTTTGAAGGTTGTTCAGAAGATTCCTTGGTCAACACTTCGAGATGAGAACGAAGATAAAATCCAAGACCGACTTACAGGGTTCACAAAGATATATCCAAAAGAAGAATTAGTGTTCTTTGATATTGAGGTATATCCGAATCTGTTTGTTGTTGTCTGGAAAAAATACGGAGATGACGAATTCGTTAAGTGGATTAATCCAACTCCTGAGCAGATTGAATATTTACTTTCGTTCCCCCTCGTAGGATTTAACAATCGACGATATGATAACCATATTCTTTATGCGAGACTTCTCGGCGGTAGTGAAATGGATTTGTTCCAACAGTCGCATCGTATTATCAACGAGAAGAATGCTAAGACCGGAATGTATGCCGCTGCTTATGAAATTAGCTATGCTGATATTTATGAGTACAGTCAGAAGAAACAGTCACTTAAGAAATGGGAAGTTGAACTCGGTATCAAACACGTGGAAATGGAAATCCCTTGGGATCAACCAGTGCCGGATCATTTAGTACCAGTCGTTGTCGACTACTGTGTCAATGACGTTGATGCTACTGAGAAATTGTTTGATGCTGTTTATGCAGACTACGTTGCTCGTGAAATCCTAGCAACTATTTCCCGTGGATCCATGAATGCGACTAACAACCAGTTGACTGCATTATTTATCTTCGGTAATGACCCACGACCACAAGACAAATTCAATTATGTTGATCTGTCTAAGACATTCCCTGGTTATGTCTACGAGTTCGGTAAATCCACATATCGTGGTATTGAGACCGGCGAGGGTGGTTATGTATATGCCAAACCAGGTATTTACAAAAACGTTGGATTGCTTGACGTTGAGTCTATGCATCCGAACAGTCTCGTAAATATGAATTATTTTGGACCATATACTCAGAGGTATGCTGACTTGCTTAAAGTTCGCGTATTACTTAAACATAACAAGATCGATGAAGTTAAACAAATGTTTGATGGTATCCTAGCTCCATTCTTGGATAATCCAGAATATATCAAACCTTTGGTAACGGCATTGAAGATTGTAATCAACTCAGTATATGGTATGACCTCCGCTAAGTTCGATAATAAATTCAAGCACCCATCAAACGTGGACAACATAGTTGCTAAACGTGGCGCTTTATTTATGGTCGACTTACGCTTTGCGGTTGAGGACGAAGGATATGAGGTTGCTCATATTAAGACGGACTCGATTAAGATTCCAAATGTGGACGATTACATTATTGACTTCGTTCATAAATTTGGAGCACTACCTCAATACAATTATAAATTTGAACATGAACACACTTATAAACGTATGGCGTTGATTAATAATGCTGTTTATATCGCTCAGCTCGAAGACGATAGCTGGTCTCCGACTGGAGCAGAGTTCTTGAACCCATATTTGTTGAAACGAGTATGGACTAAAGAACGTATTGAGGAAAAAGATTTCTTCTTGACCAAGCAGTCCAAGGGCCATATTTATCTTGGTAAAGAGTTCGTTGGTAAAGTAGGATCTATTTATGCATCTCTAACTGGAGAAGAAGCATTATGGACTGAAGACAACGAAACATTCAAGTCAGTAACCGGCACGAAAGGATTTAAGTTCAAGCAATCTGCGGAATTTAAAGACGATGATGTTGACTTTGCATATTATGACAGAGTCGCTCTCGAAGGTTTGAAGAAGATTATGAAAGTTGGAGACATTAATGAAATTGTTGATGACATGCCAACCGATTATCAAGTTGTTCTAGGTTTATCGCCTGATGTTTCAGAAGAAACTTCGGCGGTAGCCTAATTTTGTTGCTTGCGGATTTCGCAGAAATTACTTGGCACATAATAGGAAGGGATAAAAGATTTTAGGATCTTTTACTTTTTTCTTGCTATTTTTTATGTCAAAACAAATCGAAAGGAATTTTATAAAATGACAAAAGTATTAGCTATTAGTAATAAACAGTTGCAATTGGAGAATGTTCGGTTTATGTTTAGACCGAACTTTGAAGGTCGTAAGACTGAGTTTAATGCACTCGGTGACCGGAATTTCCAAATTGTGATCGATCCAGAAGATGTTCCAGTTCTTCAAGATTATGGAATCAATGTAAAACTTCACGATCCTGCAGCTAAGAACCCAGACCTCGACCCAGATGTTGTACAACCAACGTATTACATCAAGGTCAAAGTATATACTGAGTACAGCACTCCGGTTATTGCGCTTATCAATGATGATGGCGAATTGGATGTTGATGAAGAAGTACCAACTGACAACATCACTTTCCTAACTCCGGATATGTATGGTATGATTGACGAAATGGAAATCCGTGCTTGTGACATGGTTATTCGTCGTCGTGAGAAACACGAACGTGGAACTTACGCACGTCTTGACTTATCTAAAGCATATATCCACGTACAATCAACCCCATTGGCTCGTAAATACGGATTTTAATGGTCCAACTATATGATTATCAGGAACAAGCATTAGATCATCTTAGAGATGGTTGTGTGCTTTGTGGTAAAGTAGGCTCGGGTAAATCTTTAACGGGCCTATTCTACTACATCCGTAATCATTCGGACAAACCGCTTTATATTATCACTGTCGCAAAGAAGCGAGATGATAAAGAATGGCAACGTGATTTTGAGTTGCTTGGTATAAATGGAGTTGTTGATTCATGGAATAATATCAAAAAGTATAAAGACGTCAAAGATGCTTTCTTTATTTTTGACGAACAACGTGCTGTTGGTTATGGAACATGGGGACGCAGCTTGATTGATATTAGCAGACGTAATAAATGGATTATGTTATCTGCTACACCAGGTGATACTTGGATTGACTTTATGGTATTATTCATAGCCAATGGATTCTATCGCAACAAGTCTCATTTTATTGACGAGCATGTTGAGTACAAACCATATACATCATTCCCTCAAATTAAGAGATACCACAAGGTAGATCGATTAGAAAGATATAGGCGAGCTATTATTGTGTCTATGGCGGACTTCCGTAAGACTAAGATAGATCGTGTATTTGTAACCTGTGACTTTGATAGAAAGTTGTATGACGAAACTGTTAAATCCAGGTTCAATCCTTTCACCAACGAACCTATTATGAACGCTTCTGAGTTCACACAAGTACTTAGAAAGATAGTTTGTTCTAGTGATCGTCGAAAGGAGAATGCAAGACAACATATCATGACCAAAGATAAATTGATTGTGTTCTACAATTACATTTATGAGTTGGAGATTCTAATTGATATTTGTGAAGAACTCGGACTTAGATATAGACAATGGAATGGTTCTCGTCATGAGAGTATTCCAGATGACGGTGACGGCTGGATTTATTTAGTTCAGTACATAGCGGGATCAGAAGCTTGGAACTGTATTACAACAGATACAATTCTATTTTATTCACTTAACTATTCATATCGCATTATGGAGCAGAGTGAAGGCCGCATAAATCGTATTAATACGCCATTTGATACCATGCATTATATCTATCTAAAGAGTTCTGACTGTATCGACGATGCTGTATATAGAGCGATTAAGAAAAAAGAAAAATTCAACGAGAGGAATTGGGTTAAGAGACAATGGGAAAATTGGAAAGAGATTTTCAGCGAGTCTTAATTAAAGATATTGAGGCTTTGATTCCTGATGCTATCGTTAAAAAGAACGATGCTAAGCATATTCAAGGGATTCCTGATTTGTCTGTGGATGTAGGTCCTTGGTCATTTCATCTTGAATGCAAGAAGAATGCTAAGGCTCCATATCGTCCGAACCAACCATATTACTTAAAGAAGTATAACGACAATGGTGGATGGGCTAGGACAATATATCCTGAAAACAAGGAGGAAGTTTTGTATGAAATGGAACAGGCACTTAGATTACGAAGGGAAACATTCATTCCTAAGCGCTAGTCAATGCCACTGGATAAATTATACTCCCGAGAAAGTTGTTAGTCGATTTGAAAATGAGCTAGCGAAACAACGGGGAACGGAGTTACACGAATTTGCATCTGAAGCAATCAACAAACGAATTAGGTTGATGCCTGGACATACTCATCCGGCATTGGCAAATTTTGTTAATGATGCAATAGGATTCAACATGGACAGCGAAGTCCTTTTATTTTATAGTCCTTATGCGTTTGGTACTGCGGATGCTATTCGATATGATCCTCCAAAGAAAGATAATCCTCGTGGATTCCTACGTATTCATGATTTGAAAACGGGTGTGACTAAACCTAAGATGGAACAATTGTTAGTGTATGCTGCATATTTCTGTCTTGAGTATTCTGTAAAACCTGAAAAGACAGACATGATTCTTCGTATTTATCAAGGGGATAACATTGATGAAGTAATTCCTGAGCCCGAAGATGTCTATGATATTATGCATAGCATTAAGGAATTCTCAGCATTACTTGAAAACAAACCGTGAGGTGAATTATGTCGGAAACTTTACAAGAGTACCTCGAACATAGAGGAACTCCACATCAAGGCTCCGTTCCTCACAGTGGTCGCTATGCTTGGGGTTCCGGAGATAATTCATACCAACGTGCAACTGGATGGTCTGATGTTGTGGCTAAATACCGCAAGACCGGATTAACAGACACGGAAATAGCGAACAAACTTGGCATATCTACAACAGAGTTTCGTAAGCGGAACAATATTGCTAAACAAGAGGTTCGTAAGAACAATATCTCTCGAATCAATGAATTAGCAGATAAAGGATTCGGATCGATTGAGATATCTAGGCAACTAGGTATACCTGAATCCACTGTTCGTATGAACCTAAATGCCAAGGTTAAACATAATGTTACCAGAATGGAACAAGTCAAAGGCGACTTGGAGAAACTGGTAGGAAAGTATGACTACATTGATATTGGTTCTGGCTCAGCCCAACAACTTGGTATTAATGATAGTATGCTTAAACGTGCCACACAACAGTTAGAAGAAAAAGGTTATCATGTTCACAACATTTATGTTAAGAACGCAACCAATGACGCTCACTGGGTAGAGATGAAGGTCTTGTCTAAAGAACCCGATATTTCTGTAGTACGACAAAACAGAGATAAGATTACACCACCTCTTATTTATAAAGATGAACATGGTGTATCTCAACTAGGACTTAAGCCTATTCAGCACCTTGATTGGAAACGGGTGGGAATTAAGTACGATGAAGATGGAGGTACGGCAAAAGATGGGGTAATGCAACTAAGACCTGGAGTCAAAGATCTTGATCTAGGTAATTCGCATTATGCTCAGGTTCGCATTGGAGTTGGTGGAACTCATTATCTTAAAGGGATGGCTGTTTATGGAGATCCTAAAGATTTTCCAAAAGGTGTCGATGTTATTTTCAACACCAATAAGAAACGAGGAACTCCTCCAGAGAAAGTACTGAAACCTTTGAAAGATGATCCTGATAATCCATTTGGTGCAACTATTAAACCAGGTGGACAGAAAGGCGCAATCAATAAAGTTAATGAAGAAGGTGACTGGAATTCCTGGTCTAAAACTTTATCTTCCCAGTTCTTATCTAAACAACCACCCGCTCTTGTTAAGGATCGTATTGAAACAACATACAATAAACTTAAGAAAGAGTACGAAGAGATTTCTAAGTTAACGAATCCTGTTGTTAAAAAAGCCTTGATGAATGATTTCATTGATGGCTTAGATTCGAAACGACAGTCTCTCAAATTAACAGGGTTTGATCGAATGAAAGGTAAAGTGTTGTTACCTCTCGATGGTATTAAAGCTAACGAAGTATATGCTCCATCATTTAAGAATGGTGAGAAAGTAGTACTTGTTCGTTATCCTCATGGAGGAAGATTTGAATTACCAGAACTAACTGTTAATAATAAACTTGGAAGTGGTGCGGCTAAATTTATGCGCAATGCCAAAGACGCCATTGGTATAGATTCATCTGTTGCATCTAAACTTTCAGGGGCAGACTTTGATGGTGATTCTGTTATGGTTATTCCAAACAACAAGGGTCAAATTAAAACTGCTCGCTCATTGAAGGAGTTAAAGAACTTTGACACCAAAGCTTATTATACTCCTAAACCTCCGAAGATCGATACTCAAAAACAAATGGGCGAAGTATCTAATCTTATTACTGACATGACTATTAAGAACGCATCACAATCTGAGATTGCTCGTGCAGTACGACATTCAATGGTTGTTATTGATGCTGAGAAACATAGTCTTGATTATAAGAGATCTGAAAGAGAAAACGATATTGCATCTCTTAAAAAGAAATACCAATTGCATACCAATATTTTAACTGGTAGCAAAGGGACTGGAGCATCTACTCTTATTTCCTTGTCCAAGAGAAAGATATCTGAAACAGAGAAGGTAGAAAGACACCGGTCTCCTGAAGAACTAGCATCTAACCCAAGACTTAAACCAACAATTACTAAGACTGTTCGTAAGAAAGGAACAGAGAAAGCTATTGTTGATATGGTCGATGATGCTAAGAAGCTAGGTTCTGGTACGCCTATCGAGAACATGTATGGTAATTATATCAATGCTCTTGGTAAGCTACAACAAAAGGGTCGTGATCTAGTAGACAAGACTCCTAACATGCACATCAGTAAGGAAGCGAAGATTAAGTACAGACCTCAGTTAGAGTCATTAGACAAGAAGCTTAGTGATGCTCTTATGAATGCTCCTAAAGAACGTCAAGCTCAACTGATTGCTAACAGAACCATTGCGTCTAAACGAACTCCTGACATGCAGCCAGACCAACTTAAGAAGCTTAAGCAACAATCTATTGCAGCAGCTCGTGTACAAGTTGGAGCTTCTGGTAAGAAGGTAAGGATTAGCATTGACGATGATGAGTGGGCAGCTATTCAAGCTGGTGCTGTGTCTACTAACAAACTAACACAGATCATCAGGTACTCAGATGCAGACAGGCTTAAGCAGTTAGCTACTCCTCGTAAGAGTGAGTCTATCTCATTAGCCAAAGCAAGTAGAGCCAAGGCCATGCTTCGTAATGGACACAGCTATGCTGAAGTATCTGAAGCTCTTGGTCTATCAGTTAGTTCCATCCAGAACATTGTAGAGTAAGGAGGTAGTCAATGGACGAACAGTACGATGAAGTACTTGATGTCATGCTAACAACGTATGACAATCCATACAATCCCTTTACTCAATGGGATGAATGGTACAAGTATGATACAGACAATGACTACAATACACCTGAGCTATTAGCTTTTGTCATGGGCAACACTGATGACTTGCTCGACATCACTGAAGAGCTTGGTGTGCAAGCAGCAGCAATCAATTGGATTGTTGACAATGGTCCAATCGAAAATGTTTGGACAACAATCAAACCAACTACCAAAACTCCTATTCGGCAACCGACAGAAATAAAATAAAAAATCTGTCGCAGCCATAGGGGGAGGGGTCACTACATTCCTTCCCTCTATGCATCGCCCCACCACTCAAAAATAGCTCCGGAGTGATTTTTATCCTGAAATTGGGGTCTTTGTGTGGTCAAACTATTCAACAAGGAGATCAAAGTAATGCCGAACACGGTACAAGATCACTTCATAGAACTAATGAAGTGGGTACTATCTCCTGAAGTGTTAACGCAGATAGGGTTTTATATTGGTATAGGAGGAAGCATCATAGGTTTTGGCACAAAAGTGTTCAAAAAATTATGGGCTAATTTGGAGAAAACGCAAAATGATGAACTAGCAGGTCTAAAAGCATCCATTCAGAACTTAACAACTTCAGTAGAGAAGTACCAAAAGGATACTGAGCGAGAACTTTTACGAATACAAATAATCACGGGTATACATTCGGATAGATTATCCGTTCAAGAGGTATTAGCTTTGTATGATACCTACTCATCGAAAGGATATAATTCATATGTTAGTCGTGTTGTTCATGATTATGTGGAAGAAAAAAGACAAGAAGGAAGAGGTCTAGACAATGACAGTCAATGATATTGTTAATTACATTACCTTACTGATTATCGTGGCCCCAGTTGTTATCCAATTGGTTCGTTATGTTGGTACTATTACTCATAACCGCAACCTTATCAACTTGGCAGATCGCGCACTAATCATCGTTACAAGTCTCGAGCAGCTTAAACTTGTTAATAATGCTGACAAGAAATCTGAAGCTCTTCGTAAGCTTGCTACCTATGCTAAAGAAGTAGGTATCAAGTTGACTGAAGATCAAGCAGAAGACTATATCGAAAACGCTGTAGCCGAATTGCGTAAGCTTCAGGGTAAACTTAACAAGGAGGGATAATATATGCCTCGGAGAAAGAAAGAAATTCCTGAACTAAAGAAAGCGGCTACGCCAGAAGGTCGTATGAACCAACTTACAACGTTAGCTGTAGATTTAGCAGAAGAACAACTTCGTGCTGGAACTATTGCACCAAGTACTTTAAACGTATTGTTACGATATGGTACTGTGGAAAACGAGTTGGCTCTTGAAAATCTTAGATCTAAGAACAAACTTAATGCAAGTAAGGTTTCTCAAATAGAAACTGAAGTCAAAGGTCGAGGAGATAGTGAGGAGGTTCTTAATGCACTTCGAGGTTATGCCCCGTCAGATACATTCGACTGAGAAACGTATTCTTACTCGTGATGATCTGAATTTATCATATAACGACATGGCTGCCCACAAAGAATGGGGTGATCGATTGAATTACCTATCTTTGTTTGATAAGGGCTATGTATCCCCTCGACAGTTTTCAAATCCATTTTATAAGTCAAGGATGTGGCGTAATCTTCGTGAAGAAATTATTGCCAGAGATATGGGTTATGACTTGGGTTGTCCAGGAGTTCCTATCGAGGGACCAATTATAGTGCATCATATGATTCCATTAGTGGAAGATGATATACTAGATTGGAATGAAGACTTACTTTTAAACCCTGATTTACTAATTTCGACGTCCATAGAGACGCATAACATCATCCATTACGGTAGAAGGGTTGAAGAGTTAGTCGAAAGAAAACCTGGAGACACAAACTTATGGTGAGGTGACGAATGTCAGAAACAACCATCTTATCTGAGGTTAAAGAAACTCTGGATTTTGCGGTTGCTGAGGACGATGGTTTCGATGATCGTTTACTATTAGAACTAGATGGCCTAATCGGTGAACTGTCGCAGCTGACTTATGTCAAGGAGGACTTCGTCCTTACCAAAGATTCAAAATACGAACAATTGCTTAAGGTTAATGATGCGAACCTACTTCGGTTAGTTAAGACATTTATAAACTTGAGCTTGCGAATCGTGTTTGATCCACCCGTAGGATCAGTTTTAACCTCATTAGAAAAATCTCGTGATCGGACTGCCGTTCGTATCACTATGCAGAAGGAGCGGTACAATTCATATGAACCTTGATGAAGTGTTACACGCCGTTCAATCCGGAAGTTCCGAAGAAATCATTGAGCACTTTGGAGTAAAAGGAATGAAATGGGGTTTTAGACGTGTTCGCGAACGTCTAGCTCGACGAAAACAACGTAAAGTTGATGCTAAAGTCAGTAAAGCTCGTACTAGTCAGTGGAAGCATAAATATGCACAACGGGCTAGCATCTCTGATAGAGATCTAAAACGTGCTGTCGAAAGACTACGTCTAGAAAACGACTTAGCAGAGCAAGTTAAACGTACGACTAAGATCCATGAGAAACCTAAGAATAATAGTAGCTTTGCTAAGGATATTGGTAAGACACTAATTACCGATACGATTAAAGATACTCGCAGACTTGCAATCAAAGAAGGAACTTCGTATCTTAAGAAAAATCCTGACGCTGTGAGAACTATTGCTAAAGGTATCAATACTTGGATGAACACGTAATTTAGTAAGGAGGTATTAGTCTGAGTGTTATCTAACAAAGCATATCCTCAGGAATATAGCAAATTCAAAGAACAAGTCTTGAGAGGTGAGATCCCAGTCAATCGATGGATATCATTACAAATGAATCGAATCGATTTCCTGATTGAGTCTCCGGATTATTTCTATGATGATCAAGCTATTGAGGGCTTTGTTCGATTTTGCGAGGATGAAATGACTCTAACCGATGGTAGTGACGTTACATTGTTACCATCATTTCGTGTATGGGCCGAAGATGCTTTGGCTTGGTATTACGAAAGTAATGACCGCGTATTTAACCCTAAGACGGGTAGATGGGAAATGCGCAAAAGAATGAAACGTTTGACACGGAAACAATTCCTTATAGTCGGACGTGGTGCTGCTAAATCATTGTATTCTACGTTTTTACAGACGTATATGTTATTGATTGACCCGTCGACTACTCACCAGATAGTCACAGCACCAACAATGAAACAGGCCGAAGAAATTATGGCTCCTATTCGTACCGCCTTGTCTCGAGCAAAAGGTCCATTGATCCTATATATGGTTGAAGGATCGAAGATGACAGGTAACATGCAACAGAAACAATTGCTAAGTAGTACGAAGAAGGGTATAGAGAACTTTGCCACAAATAGTCTATTAGAAGTCAGACCTATGTCGACTGATAGACTTCAAGGTTTGCGTTGTAAGTATGCCTCTGTAGATGAATGGCTCTCAGGAGAGATTCGTGAAGACGTTATAGGTCCTATAGAACAAGGGGCGTCCAAGAACACCAACTATTTGATTGTCGCAACTTCGTCAGAAGGTACTGCCCGTAATGGTGTCGGTGATACAATCAAAATGGAGTTAATGGACATACTAGAAGGTCGATACAACAATCCTCATGTATCTATATGGTACTATCGTTTGGACGATGTTCGTGAGGTTCCGTATCCAGAGACCTGGCTTAAAGCAAATCCTAACCTCGGTGTGACTGTTTCTTATGAGACATATCAAGCCGATGTTGAACGTGCAGAGACTCAACCAGCAACAAGAGCTGATATCCTTGCTAAAAGGTTTGGTATTCCTGTTGAAGGTTTCACATATTTCTTTGTCTATGAAGAAACAGAATTACACAGACCTCAAAACTTTGACGGACTCGTCTGCTCAATGGGCGCTGACTTATCACAAGGGGATGACTTCTGTGCTTTCACTTTTCTGTTTCCAATTGGTTATGGTAGATTTGGTGTAAAAACTAAATCCTATGTATCCGAAGCCAAATTAAAGAAACTCACTGCTGCGATGCGTAATAAATATGACGAATTGATAGCAGAAGGTACGCTAGTAGTTATACCTGGAGTACTTTTAGATATGAATAGAGTATACGACGACCTTTATGACTTCATTTTGGAACATAAATATGTTGTTTATACTCTTGGTTATGACCCATACAATTCTCGAGACTTCGTACAACGATGGATTCGAGATAATGGCGAATTCGGTATCGAAAAAGTTATTCAAGGAGCTAAAACCGAAAGTGTACCTATGGGTGAACTTAAAAATCTAGCGTCAAATCGAATGTTAATATTCGATGAAGAACTAATGAAGTTTGCTATGGGTAATGCCGTGGCACTTCAAGACAACAATGGTAACTACAAATTGTCTAAACGGAGAGCGTCCGAGAAGATCGATAATGTAGCTGCCTTGATAGATGCCTGGGTGGCTTATACCCGCCACAGAGATCTATTCGACTAAATCGCAACGAAGGAGCAATATGGGAATAATGGATAACGTCAGACATGCTTGGAGTATGTTTGCAAAGAAGCCAAACGAACCCAGTCTTAGCGAAACCGATCCCAAGTATCAGCAAACCTTTGAACCGCGAGCGTTAAATCCGAATAGTACAATTCCACAAAGGACATATAAACGATCTTCGATCGCATCAATGATCTTTAATAGGATTGCTATGGATGCTTCAATGGTAACATATCAGCATGTCAAGATCGTAAATTATGGTACTGACGACTCTACTGAAAATCAAATTGTTCAAACATCTAGTTTACAACGTTTGTTTGAAGTAGAAGCTAATATTGACCAGACTAGTACGGACTTTTTCCATGACCTAGTATTCTCTCTATTTGATGAGGGTGTAGTTGCTGTGGTTCCTATGACTGCTGATATAGATCCCAGTACGTCTGATTCGTATAATATCTCATCTATGAGGGTGGGAAAGGTTCTCGAATGGTATCCTACAAGAATACGTGTTCGAGTATATAACGAAAACAAAGGAGACTTCTCTGAAATAATTGTGCCTAAGAAAATGGTAGCGATTATTGAGAATCCCTTAAACTCCATTCTCGGAAATGAAAATCCGACTATGGATCGATTGATCCAAAAGTTATCAATTTTGGACAAACAGGATTTGGAGTTGGTATCTAATCGTTTGAACATGATTCTCCAATTACCATATCCTACTCGGGCGGATGTTTACAAAGACCAAGCCGAAAATCGTATCAAAGCGATTGAAAATCAGCTTAAAGATTCAAATCTTGGTATTGCCTACATTTCGTCCGAAGAGAAGATTACTCAGTTAACTAGACAAATTTCTTCCACTCTTATGGAGGAGATTAAATACTTAACCGAAGAACTTCTCAACCAAATCGGTTTGACTAAGAACGTATTTAATGGTACTGCGTCCGCTTCGGAAATGCAAAACTATTATACACGTACTATCGAGCCAATTACTAAAAGAATACAAGAAGAATTCCAAAGAAAGTATATCACTAAAACAGGATACACGCAAGGTCATCGTATTGTAACATATACTGATCCATTTAAACTTGTTCCTACCGAACAGCTAGCAACCATCGGTGATACACTTCTTCGAAATTCTATTCTTACTCCTAATGAATTCCGTGCTATTATTGGTTATGGTCCATCATCCAATCCTTTGGCTAATGAACTATATAACCGTAACATTGCGGATTCTAATCAAGGGTATTCTTTGCCTGGGTCTGCTGAGTCCCCTGAAGGAGATTATGCTGAAACTGAAGAGGGTTACTATCCTCCTGAAGAACAGTAAGAAACTTCAAAATCCAAGCAAATAAAATAGGAGGACACACATGGGAACTCATCCAGATTATGACTTCGCAGGCTATGCAACACGAAATGATTTGCGTTGTACAGATGGAGTCACTATCAAGCATGGAGCTTTCGAGGATAATGACGGTAAAAAGGTTCCGCTAGTTTGGTCGCATGATCCTAGCACCCCCGAAAACGTCATTGGACACGTAATACTCCATCAAGACAGTGAAGGCATGTATTGTGAAGGTTACTTCAACTCTACACCAAATGCCGAAGCTGCTAAAGAATTGGTACTACATGGAGATGTCATGTCAATGTCGATTGGGGCTAATCGCATTAAGCGTACGCCATCTAATGACGTTATTCATGGTAATATCTATGAAGTATCATTGGTAATTGCCGGGGCAAATCCTGGTGCTGTAATTACGGAAGTCATTCGACATTCCGAAAATCCTGAGGAAGGGGAAACCATCATTATGGAATCTAATGAAATCATCCATTCTGCTCGAGACATCATTCTTCAAGATCAGAAGGATAAACCATCACTGCTAGATCGTATTCAGCATGCTGATGAAGGTCAAGCTTCTGCTGAACTCGATGCTGTTCTTGAGACATTATCTCCAGAACAACAAGAAGCAGTCGCACTTATCGTTGACGCCGCTGCTGAAAGCGCTGCGGAAGCTGCTGCAGAACAAGTTCTTGATGAAATTGACGAACTTGCTGCTCAAGAAGAGGACATCGATGAAGAAGGAGACGATGACTCTGAAATCGAACAAAACGACAATGAAGGAGAAAAGTTAATGCATTTTAACGCTTTCGAAGGTGATACTCTCACTCATAGCCAAGCTGCTACTATCAAAGATCAACTTACCCATGCAATGAAAGTTGCTCAAGAATCAGGTCGCAAAGTTTCTCACGTTCTTTCTGAATTGGGGCAAGACGAACTGAAACACTCAATGAACAACGTTGAATTGTTGTTCCCAGAACACACTCTTACTGGCGGCGGAGTACAAGTAATTTACTCCAACAACACTGCTACTGAACATATTCTTGGAGCCGTTACAAAAGTACCTACTGCTTTTGTTAAGTCTATCATGTCAGACCTGTCAGATCTTTCCGAAGAAAATCTTCGTGCGAAAGGTTACATCAAGGGTAACCAAAAGAAAGAACAAATCATTTCTTTCCTTACTCGTAAGACAGATCCTAAGACAATCTATAAGAAACAATCTATCGACCGTGACGATGCTATCGACATGGGTCAACAATTGAACGTTGCTGCATTCTTCCAACAAGAAATGCGTATGAAACTGAACGATGAAATCGCTCAAGCAATCCTTGTAGGGGACGGACGCGCTACTGGATCACAAGACAAGATCGATGAAACTAAGATTCGTCCAATCTCTAAAGATGACGACTTCTACACAATCAAGACTAAATACGATTCTAAAGTATTGCTTGATATCTTCGAAACTGTTGCTAACCAAAAGACTAAGATGCATGGTTCAGGAACTCCAACCCTGTATGTAAACCCAACATTCTTGGTTAAACTTCGCTTCTTGCGTAACAAGAACGAACAATGGGTATTCGGCGGACAACAACCTGCTACTACAGAATACCTCGCTTCACTGTTTGGTGTTAAAGAAATCGTTGAAACTAACTTCTTGAAGGAAGATGAAATGATCATGGTTAACTTGGCAGACTACCAAGTAGGCACAAACCAAGGCGGTCAAGTGACTTCATTCGAAGACTTCGATATCGACTACAACAAGCAGAAATACTTGATTGAAGCTCGTCTTTCAGGTGCTCTTGTACGTGCTAAAGCGGCTGTGTACTTCACACCTAAAGAAGCTGCAGCTGTAGTTCCTGGCGGCTAATCATGAAGCTAACGGGCATCGCTGGGTTTGAACTTGATCAAGTCGAGCGCGAAGACATGCCCAGCGTTTTCGAGAGTAAAGTCGTGACCAAGAAGTTTCGCGGAGAGCTTCTTAGTCAGACTTGGCGTAATCAAAATAGCGACAAATCCACTAATGATAATTTGCTAAACAATAACAGAATCTCCCTTGTTATTAATAAGTTCTTCATGAGCAACATTGCAAATCTAAAATATGTGGAATATAATGGTGTTAAATGGAAAGTTGAGTCTTTCGATATTAAATCACCAAGAATTCACATTACATTAGGAGGAGTCTATAATGGTTAAAAATCGTCGAGATTTTCTGGATAAGAAACTCCGTGAAGTTTTAAAAGAACACGGCTACGCTCTCTACTATAATTCGACGTCAAATACAAAAATCACATACCCATGCGTCATCTATAAGCTTTCTGACAAGCAGTCTAGGTTTGCTGATGACGTTAGGTATTTTCATAGAGACATGTATCAGGTAACTGTTATCTCGAAACTACCAGATTCGCCGGTAGTTGAAGATATTATGGAGAAATTCCAAAATGTTACATTTGATTCAAACTATGTTATTGATAATTTGTATCACTCAATTCTTACTATAACACAAAGCTATTAGGAGGATTTAAATAATGGCTGAACTTAAATATCTTGAAACTGGTTCTCGTATTTATGAAACTGGTGTTTCCAAAGGGGTCTTGTTCGTTATGGGCGACACTGGTACATACAACCAAGGTGTTGCTTGGAATGGTTTGACTAACGTTCAAGAATCTCCAAGTGGTGCTGAAGCGAATGACCAATACGCTGATAACATTAAATACCTTTCATTGACTGGTGCAGAAAACTTCGAAGGTACTATCGAAGCGTTTAGCTCACCTAAAGAATTCGACCAATGCGATGGTATGGCTGAAATCGTAGCAGGTGCTAACGCTCACCAACAAAACCGTCGTCCATTTGGATTCGCATACCAATCAATCATTGGTAACGAAGTTAAATTCAATGAATACGGTACAAAACTTCACTTGTGGTATGGATGTAAAGCTGCTCCATCTGAACGTCAACATCAAACAGTGTCTGATAGTCCAGAACCAGCAAATCCATCATGGTCAATTACTTCTACACCAGTAGACGTTCCAGGATTTAAACCAACTTCAGTAATCACTGTTGATTCTACTAAAGTTGATGCTACTAAATGGAAGAAGCTCATTGCTAAAGTCTATGGTGATGAAACAGGAAATGCTACACTTCCTACACCAGCAGAAGTTATCAACTTGCTTAAATAATTAATCGAATAGGAGAACTACATGTTAAAGCAAAAAATCAATTATGAAGGTTTTGACGGTCCAGTGACCACTGAAGAATATTTCAATCTTACTCGTATTGAGCTGATTGAATTCCAAGGACGACATGGCGGTAAGGAGATTGAAGCTCGTATCAACGAAATTCAAAAGAACGAAGATTTGACCGCTTTGTACGCTCTCCTTAAGGATCTTATCCTTTCCGCCTATGGTAAACGCGAAGGTGACCGGTTCGTCAAGAACAAAGAAGTTCGCGATGAATTTGGACAATCTCTTGCGTTTGGTCAATTGATCGAAGATCTTCATGAAAACGAAACCTCTATGCTAACATTTGTTAAAGGAATTCTTTCATCTATTAAAGGATTGGACGAACTCGTTAATAAACAAGCATTAGAACAAGGCTAATCGTTTCGCCGATGGGAATTACTCATCGGCTTTTTTTTAAATTGAGGTATGATCTATGAAACATGATTTCTTATATATCGAAGTTGACTCTTTGTCGCTTTTTGATGAAGAAAACCAAAGATTCATTGATAGACCTAAGCAAAAAGTAGAATTTCGATACACTCTAAAGAATTTAGATGAGTGGGAATCAAAACATAAGAAGAGATTTCTTGATAACAAGGATCTTACTGATGACGAACTTTTAGATTTTATTAAGATAATGTGTACGGATAAGAACTTTGACTTTAACCGGTTAGATGTCGATCAGTATAACAGAATTATACAATATGTCTATAAGGATGTACCATCAGCAACGGTCTTACCTAAAAGTAAAAAGAAGTCTAAAGCTGGACAACGACAGTCCGTGTTTACCTCAGAGATACTATATGCTCATATGGCTATTAATGGAATACCATTTGAATGGGAAAATAGAAATCTGAATAAGCTAATGTTGTTGATTAATACTGTTAACTCATTACAAGCTCCGCCAGAGAAGATGTCTAAGACAGAGGCTATGGATGAGCAAAGATCTATCATTGAACAACGTCGAGCTGAAGAAGCTCGATTGTATAAAGAGATGGAAGAGAAGGAGAAACAGAATGCAAATAACATCTAGTGGGGATTTCAACAATATTGAAGCTTGGTTGAAACGTACTGTTAAGAAACAGAATTCTGGTCCCGCAGAAGAGTTGGCTAAGATGTTAACTAATAGATTGTCGGAGACGACGCCCGTTGGTAGCGGAAAGACGGCTTCTTCTTGGGATTACACAATCAATCAAAATGGTGACAATATTGTTATAGAGATAACAAACTCCAATATAAACAAAGGAGTTTCAATTGCTCGAATAATTCACTATGGTCACGGAACAGGAACCGGTGGGTATGTTCCACCTAGACCATATATTACCCAAGCGATAAATGATGTATGGTCATCTCGCGTAGGTAAAATTTTAGAAGAAATGATTAAATAGGAGACAATATGGCAGGATATGTTGATGAAAAAATTGCCAAAGTCACCTTAGACAATAAAGGCTTTACTAAAAATGCACAAGACACTATGTCTGCATTAGATAAGCTAAAAGCAGCATTCGCTAAAGTTAGCGGAAAAGGTGCTGCTGACAATGTTGCTAAGGACATGGCTAAAATGAATCAGGCGATTTCAAGTTCAACAGAGAAATCGAACGGCCTATTATCTCGTCTTAGAAATATCTTTAAACGAAACACTGATAATATGGATACTAGCGGGGCTGGAAGATCCATAGATCAAATGAATACTGATGTGGCTAGCAAAACTAGTAAGACCGGTAGTATTCTTGCTCGATTAAAAAGTATATTCAGAAAGACTGATGATGGTAACAGCTTTTCGAGAACCTCTGGAGAATTTGATAAACTTAACGCAAAAGCTGGCGGGATAAACTTGAATCCTTTGACTAGCGCATTCTCATATGCTTCAGCATCCGTTCAGAATTCACTTTCTGTTATGGATATAGCTATGGGTAATGTCTTAGCAAACATGATGAACAAAGCGATCCAATTTGGGTCTCAATTCTTTAGAGGACCTATGGATGGTTTGACTGAGTATAAAGATAAGCTCGGATCAATTCAAACTATCATGACAAATACTGAATGGGAAATTCCAGACCAAACAATGCGTATGCGTAAGACTTCTAAAACATTGGAAGATCTTAACCAATATGCGGATAAGACGGTTTACTCATTCGCGGATATGACAAGAAATATTGGTACCTTTACTGCGGCTGGTGTAGGATTGGAAGATTCTGCCACTGCGATAAAAGGTATTTCAAACTTGGCTGCCGCTTCAGGATCAAACACCCAACAAGCATCAATGGCAATGTATCAGTTATCACAAGCACTAGCATCTGGTAGAGTAGGTCTTCAGGACTGGAACTCTGTAGTAAATGCTGGTATGGGTGGTAAACTGTTCCAAGATCGATTGACCGCTATGGCAGAGAAAATGGGCCAAGCTCGTGACACTACTAAATCTTTCCGTGACTCATTGAAAGATGGATGGTTAACTTCTGAAGTGTTAATTGCGACTTTGAAGGAAATGTCTATCGACGAACAAATGCTCAAGGCTGCCACGGAAGTTAAGTCGTTTGGACAATTAGTGGATACTGTTCAAGAAGCGATTGGTTCTGGATGGGCTCAATCTTGGGAATATTTGCTTGGTGGATTCGAAGAAGCCAAATCAATGTGGACCAATATTGGTAATATTGTAAATCCATTTTTACAAGACGACCAAGGAACATATTTCGATACCGTTCTAGAAATGGAACGCTCATTAGGTAATTATCGAAACGCCATGTTAAAAACGTGGAAAGATATGGGAGGACAACAAGCATTATTCGACGGGATTACAAATTCTATTAAGTTTGTTGTTAATTCATTATCTAGTTTGCGAGAAGGATTCCGTGATGTAATCGGGACATATCAAGAATCGGCTGCAGTATTAACTCAGTTGACATTCAAATTTAGAGATTTTACTAAATCATTAGCAGAAAACGTATATATCCAAGGGACTTTAAAATCCATTGGTAGAGCGTTCGGTACAGCATTTGAATTTGTCGGTACAGTACTTGGAAAAGTAGCTTCGGGCATTAGTTCTGTTTCTGGATCTGGAAATGGATTAATCCTAACATTTAAACAAATTGCTGATGGTATCACACAATTCTTAAATGGATTGCTACAATCAAACAATGTTATGACCGGATTTGTTAATATCGGTAAAACAATCGGAAACGTCTTTGGTATATTAACATCCATTTTCAAGATTGCTGTAACTATAATTGGACAATTCTTCTCCGCATTCACAGGAGGCGACGGTTCCGGGTTTAAAGATTTTACTGGTACCCTTGCTGATATTACTGGTAAAATTAGAGAGTTTACTGAAAAGTTAGAACAATCTATTAAATCTGTAGGCATATTCAAATCGATGGGTGCGATTATCAAAGGAGTCTTTGATCTTATTGGCAGTGCATTTTCTGCTATTACTGGGAAGTTCAAAGAATTCAAGATTCCAGAATTCAATGCCGAAGGTGGATTCTTTGATAAACTCAAGACTTATGTATCTGATGGTGCTTCTGGAGTAATGAATGCTCTCGGAAATACGTTCGGTAAGATAGGCGAGTTTCTAGGTAAAGTCTATGGTGAATTAAAAGGATTTGTTAAAGGGATTGGCGAATTCCTTAAAGATATTCATGCTGCCGATTTAGCAACGGCTATTGTCAGCTTATTTGCTATTGACAAATACATCAAAGGGACAAGTCTAAAAGAAGGTCTTGTTGATAAGATTTTCGGTAATATAAAAGAAGTGCTTGGTAAATTTACCGATGATGCTAAGTCGTTTAAAGATAGTTTCATAGAAATCTTTGATGGATTTGGTAAATCATTGAATGCATTTACTAATATGGTAAATGTTACCTCGTTACTACTTATTGCTGCAGCAGTTGGTATATTAACACTCTCAATCAAAGAGTTATCCAAAATGGATATGCCATCTCTTTCTAGAGGTCTTATTGGTGTTGGTGGGGCATTCTTGATCTTAATGTCCGGAATGAAGAAGATGTCCGCAATTGCAGCAGGTATGCCTAAGGGTGGTGCCACCACAATGTTGGCTTTGGCTTTCTCTATGAAAATACTCGCTAGCGCTATGAAGAAAATAGCAGAACTTGATACCGAACAAGTAGGTAACGCTTTGCTTGGATTATTCGGTGCTATGAAAATCATGGTTATGGGTATGAAAGGTATGGCTAGAGCTGGACAGGCTCAGACATCTATATTCCAAATGATTGGAATGGCTATAGCTTTGAGAATACTAGCCTCAGCAATGAATGCGTTGAAAGATTTCTCATGGGAAGAAATGATAAGATCCGCATTGGCTGTTGGTGGACTAATGATGGCTATGTCAATGTCCATGAAGTTGATGAAGGGAGTTAAAGTCCCTATCTCAACAATATTCTCAATGATAACTATGGCGCTGATGATGAAAGTCTTAGTTTCGGCTATGGCGGACGTCACTCGACTGGATCCGGCAAGATTAGTAGACGGATTTACTGGTGTTATCGGATTGATGGGTGCTTTGGTCTTAGCCTCTCGAATGATGAGTGGCGTTAAGATCAAAATGAGCGCAATGTTCGGAATGATTGCTTTCGTAATAGCTATAAAAGGATTGGTATCATCAGTTAAAGATATCGCTGAAATCAATCCGGAAAGAGCTATACCAGCTATGACTGGTGTTGGTGCTTTACTAGCAGTTCTTGCCGGAGCAACTAGAGTATTATCTGGTGTTAAAGTTAATATGACTGCTATTTTTAGTCTTATTGCTTTTTCTGGTTCTGTGTTTATATTAACACAGTCCATATTACCTCTAGCTAAATTGCCTCTAGATAGTCTAGGAATCGCTATGACTGCAGTAGCCGCTATGATCGCAGGCTTAATTGCCGCATCGTATGCATTACAAGGAGCTAAACCAAGCATTACAGCAGTGTTCTCTATGATTACATTCTCTGGTGGTATTTTCTTAATGACATTGGTTATTAAGAAGATTGCTGATATGGATCCTATGGGTCTGGTACAAGGTTTTGCTGGAATTACTGCTCTTTTGGGCATTCTTATCGGCGCTTCACATATGTTGAAGAGAGTTAAGTTAAATCCTACAGCACTAATAACCTTAGTAGCATTAGTTACTACGTTATTTGTGGTGATGCAAGGTCTACAACAACTAGCTAACCTTAAACCCGCTAATTTATTAGCGGGTACCGCTGCTGTTGCGGGAGTATTACTTTCTGTTGCTGCAGCTTCGGCTATTATATCTAAGACGTCTGGTACTGTGCAACAAGCAGTAGCTACTGCGGGTATCCTAGGATCATTTGCGAGTCTGTTGAGAGCAATAGGCGAAACTCTTGAAAAAGTAGCTGCTCTTAGCTGGCAGGGTGTACTTTTAGCAATGGGATCTATAGTAGCTGTTATGGCGATGTTGATCATAGTATTAAAGAAAACTTCCAATATCGATGGTGATGTTGGCGAGTTGGTAGCATTGTCTGCGGTTCTTTATGCTGCCGGAGAGTCATTATCCAAAGTAGCAGCACAACCTTGGCAAGGCATACTTGCTGCGACAGTCGCTATGGTTGCTGTCATGGCATCGTTGGGTATAGCGATGAAAGCTATTTCGGCCCTACCTGCTTCAGCTGCTGGTAAACTAGCACTTCTAGCAGCTTCCTTAGTTTTATTAGCAGTTCCAATTTACATGTTATCGACACTTAACCTCGTCGCTGTAGGGGTCGGATTACTTGCGCTTGCTGGTAACTTAGCGATATTACTAGGCGCTGCTGCTTTGGCAGGACCGCTATCGGGTGGTTTAGCGGCTTTATCTGGAGCTCTTCTAAGCTTTGGGGTATCTAGTGTTCTAGCCGCTTCGTCCATTCTTATTGCTGGTCTAGGTTTCCTAGCATTTGCAACAGCATTGGCAACATTAGCAAAAGTTGCACCTGGAGCATTCAAAGGAATTGTCGAAGGCCTTGATGTGGCTATGCAAACATTAGCTGCTAGAGGCCCGTCTATGGTTGTTGCGGGTGTGCAGATAGTTAGAAACTTCTTACACGGGCTTGCCGAACTATTACCAGATATAGTTAAAGCCGGAGTTGAGTTAATTACCAATTTCTTAAATGGTATGGCGGAGGCTATGCCACAATTATTCTCAGCAGCCGTTCGGTTGTTAACTGAATTTGCAAAATCTGTTATGGAAAATGCTGATATCTTAGTACAGACAGGTATCGAGATAGCTATTAAATTAACAGAGTCTATTGCAAACTCATTAACCAAGACCAAAGACAAATTAGTTCCGGCATTAGAAAAGCTGTTCAAGATTATCCTTGATATCTGTTTGGCTCTTTTAGAGAAATTAGTCGGACCTTTGCTTGAAGGTATTGTGAAAGTCTTACAACCAGTTGTGGACTTTATTATAAATATCCTTAAAGGCCTATCTGATATTCTTGCTCCTATTTTGGAACCTATCGCAGCAACTCTTATTGCGTTGTTCGAAGGTTTAGCTAGCATCATTCGATCTGTAGCTGATGTACTTATTCAGTTATTCCAGTCTATAACCTCAATAGTTCAATCTATTGCTGATGTTATTATCCAAATCGTACAAACTATAGAGTCCGTATTTACCACAATTGGTAATACAATCCAATCATTCTTTAATACATTACAAACATTATTCATGTCTATTGCCTCTATCGTGCAATCTGTTATAGATGGTATTGTCGGAGCAATTAATGGATTTGCGAACGTTATTAGAGGTATTGGTGATGCCATTTCTTCTATATTCCAAGGAATTGGACAAGCAATACAGTCAGTACTCCAAGGTATCGGTTCTATTATCGAGTCTGTTGGTAGTGCCATTAAATCTGTATTCGAAGGTGTCGGTAACGCTGCCAAGGCATTTGGAGAAGGCGTTAAAGCCGCTCTACAAGGAGTTGCTGAAGTATTCCGTGGAATTGGTGATGGTATTAAGTCTGCATTTGAAGGGGTGGCATCTATAATTGATGCTGTTGGTAATGCTGCCAAGAATGCAGGACAAGGATTCAAATTATTTGCACAAGGCGTATCCATTATCGCTAAAGATGGTATTGCTGGTGCGGCTGGTATTACAGCTGTTGCTGCTGCCGTAACTGGTTTAGGTTCTGCATCATATGCAGGTAACCTTGTAGGATTTACTAAAGACTTAGGGTCTCTTAAAGGAGTTATCTCTGGTCTTGCTGGTTCTGCTGGTGGTATCATGGCGATGTCTACTGGATTTATAATGATGAATGCTGCGTTAGCGGGTCTTGCTGGAACTGTTCCTACAGTATCCTCAGCATTCCAGAACCTACAAACACCAATCACCACGCTTGCTCCGGCTATCCCATCATTAGCGGCTGCATTTTCTATGTTAGCTCCATCTATCATGATGTCTGCTTCTGGAATTATGCCGGTGGTTGCTGGGTTTACTCAACTCGGAGCGATTGTTCCTAGTCTTGCAGCAGCTCTACAAACCGTTCCTGCAGCATTCCAACAAGCGGCTCAAGGAGCTATGATGTTTGGAACATCTTTAGGACAAGGTATTATGGCCTCTGCTCCTATGGTGATTATGGCTGTCCAACAGTTAGCCGTACAAGCAGTTATGGCTGCTCAAATGGCTTTCCAACAAGGACAACAAATCGGTGTTCAGTTTGGACAACAAATTGCTACAGGATTGATGTCTCAGTCTGGAGCCATTACATCTGCCGCTCAGTCAAGCGCAAATATGTCCATAAATTCTGTAAGAGGAACATTCTCTCAAGGTGGAGCCATTGGACAACAATTTGGATCAAGCATTGCTAGCGGCATTTCTGGAAGCTCTGGTTCTATTACGGGATCATCTTCTAGTGTGGCAAACAGTTCTGTAAACTCTATCCGTGGAGTGTTCAATCAAGGTACTTCTCTTGGTTCTCACTTCGGTGGATCTGTGGCTAGTGGTATTTCTTCACAATCAGGTTCTGCTCATGGAGCAGGTTCTAGTTTAGCACATTCAGCATACAATGGTGCGTCGTCTGTATCATTGAGTTCTGCTGGTAGCTATGCTGGTTATGGTTTTGCAAATGGTTTGGCAGCATCTGCCGGATCTATTTATGCCACAGCTTCTGCAATTGCGTCCAATGTCGCAGCAACAATCAGAAGAGCATTGGATATCCATTCACCATCTCGTGTTACTAAAGCTCTTGGTAAATTCACGGGACAAGGTTTCGAGATTGGTTTGAAAGATACTGGATCTGCAATCTTCAGAACGGCTAAAGGCTTGGCTAATCAAGCTATTGAAGCTCTGAATGTTGACGATAGTCTATCTGGACTCCTTATGGACAACATCGATATGACTATTCAGCCAACAGTCAAACCAGTATTCGATGGATCTCTTCTTAAAGACATGAACAATCTTTCTGGTAAGATGAATGGTAACTTGACCTTGCCATCAAGTTACACTGATAGGTTCAATCAAAATGGCAACACAACGATTACTAATTCTGACACATATACAGTTAATGTTAATGTGGAAAATAGAGGTAATCAACCAATTAATCCTAAAGAACTTGCCCGTCAGGTTCAGGATGAATTGAAGAATATGCGTGACGCAGCTTTGCGTTCTAGAGGGGAGGAAATCGCTTGGTAAGTTTAAAGCCAGGTGAATTTCTTATTAATAAAGTAAATTCATCTACTGAAAAGATACTTATCCAAGATCGTCCCGATATCGAAGCACCCAAACGTCGGCAGGTTCATAAAGAGCCTGCTGGCTATGATGGGTTCTTGATTTATGATGATGGAGGATATGAAGCTACTGAAGTAGAACTTACTCTTCTTTATCATGGAGGAAGAGTAGATGATCCTGCAGCTATTTCAACAGCACGCAATAGGATCTATAAATTCTTCAAGTTTGGTCAATACGAGTTTAAGATGACTCCTTATTTTGACCCCGAAAAGGTATATTTGTGTATACTTACGGAAGCTCCAACGTTTGAAAACAAATGGTACTATAATGGAGCCATGGTATTCAAACTAAAGATCAAGGTACAACCATATAAGTATTATGTGGATACTATTGACTCTTGGTGGAATATTCCTAAGGCAGGATGGATGAGAAATCCTAGAATGTCCGATGCCAAACCTTTATTCCGTATAATTGGTAATGGCGATTTGGATATGACTGTTGGATATAAGAAGATGATATTTACAGGTGTAGAAGGGAACATCTATATTGACTGTGAGAAATACTTCGTATATCGTAACAATAATGGGGTTATCACAAACGCAAATCATAAATGTAAATCAAAGGACTTTTGGCACATGCCCTCAGAACAATCGGTACAAATCAATTGGAATGGCGCTATTAGTACTGTCGAAATGATTCCGAGATGGAGGGATCTGCTATGAGACCTATACTTTATGAACAATACGAACGTGACTTTGAGTCTAATGGTATTGGTATATTATGGGACGCTCTTGAGTGTGAGGTTCATGAAGTCCGTAATGCCGAATTTGAGTTAGAACTCACATATCCATACAGCGGTCAGTGGTTTAATGAAATCAAAGAGAACCGTTATATTCTAGCAAAGCCTAATGATACTGATTTACCTCATGCATTTCGTATTTATGAGATAGAAAAGAATACCAAAGACCAGACAATAAAAGCTAAATGCGTGACAATCACAGATGACCTAAATGGTATGCTGGTAAAAGCGGCTAAAGGTAAAGGTACTCCGGCTACAGCATTTGCGCTGGCTAAACAAAATGTTGTAGGTGGTCCAGAAGCAGTTCCTTATGAGTTTTATACAGACATAACCGATAATCTAAAGGACTTCGAATTTCTTCTTCGGAATATGCAAAGCGTGTTATCTGGAGAAGAAGGTTCGCTTATCGACTTATGGCGAGGCGAGATAAAACGGACAAACAACTATATTCATTTCCTTAGAAATCGTGGTAAACAAAATGTTACTACTATTCGTCTAGGAAAGAATATGGAGAACTTTAAGACCCAGGTATCTTTCAAAGGTAAATTCACAGCGATTCTACCTTATGCCAAGTATACTAAGCGCACTGGTAATGGAAACGATCAACAAGAGATTTATGTATTTGGTGACGTTGTTAAGTCAATGTACTATAACTCATATTCTCAAAAGAACTTGCGACCTGTAGATTTCTCAAGCGATTTCCAAAACACTAACCAAGGTAATGGCGATCATGAGATCACAAAAGCTCAAGTTGACAATGCGGCTAAGAACTATTTCACATCTAGAAACCCTGGCTGTGATATTCCTAGCATCCAGATGACTGTTGAGATGGCTGCTCTTAGAGATAGTAACTTATTTGACGAATATACTATCAATCGTTTAGAGACTATTGGGCTTTGTGATACCGTGGATGTATGGGTGTCTAAATGGAACCTATCCACAACTTTGAAAGTACGAGAGTTAACTTATGATGTTCTAAAAGAACAGATTAAGACAATGGTAATCTCTGATAACGGTAAAGGTTCTACTAGTTATGGATCGTCTCTGACTTCAACAGTTAATTCTAAAGTCGAAGGTGCTGTTAATAACATCTTCTACAACAGCGGAGGTTTGTGGTCCAAGATTGTTAACCTTACAGCAGATGGACATAATATTATCAACTACCAAACAACTCAACCAACTTCTGCTAGAACTGGTGATCTTTGGTATAAAGACATGGGTAATGGTAAAGTCCAGCTCAATATTTGGGACGGATCAAAATGGAAGCGAGTTGTGGACTCTGATTTCGAAGATGATGTCAACAGAACAGTGGCAACTCATTTTGCGGAAGTTGAACAGAAGATTAAAGATGCTGAGGAAGACTCCAAGGAACGAACTCTACAGGCATTAAGTAAAGCTGAGAGTGCGTTACTACAACTTAGAGACCTCCCACAAACCGGAGAATTCAACAAGATCAAAGACCAAATTGGTGTTTACGAACGAATAATTGGTAAAAACGAATCCGAGGTTAAAAAGAATGTTACAGGAATGGTTATGACTCCTGAGATATTCCAGACTGAGGTATTCGCTAGAGGCGTTTTAGGATCGGTTCTAAATCCGCCACCTAAAGTGATTAACCATATTCTATCGACCGATAATTTTGCTGATATGACTTCTGGTATTCTTGTCGATAGAAGAAAGATCAATCAAAATTTGACTTATATCGCAAATCCGTATGTTGTTAAACGACCGAACGGAGTCAATTCCGAACTGTTATTTTACACAATACCTGTTCGAACAATAACTCCTAGCGAAGAAACCACCGAAGCAAATAATCAACCATATTGGTATATTTCATTCCCACTAGACAATTATGAGATAAAAGTTGGCGAAAGATGGACACTTTCGTTCGAATGGAGAGTAAATCCTTTGGGTAATGGTTATTTCTCTGCTGCCGAGTCTCAACAATTTCATTATGGTTTTTATGACTTCGATAAAAAACGTTGGGAAATTGGTCCTTGGACTGTTGATATAAGCGCCACAGGAAGACAAGCTGCGGGTCCTGATTATCGTAAAGTGTCTCAAAATATGGCGTATACTCAACTTAGAAGTCTTGGGAAGAACGTTCGATTTGCGATAGTATATACACATTCATCTTCATTATATTTCCGTAATATAATGTGGAATAAAGGTGAAGAAGCGCCATACAGTCCTATTACTTCTATCTCTACTAGGGTCACTCAACTCGCAGGATCTTGGGCTGTTAAAAACCTTAACAGTAACAATGACGTTGTATCTGAGATCAATGCAACTGGTACGGATGTTCGTATAAAAGGTTCATCTATTTGGCTTGACGGTAATACTAAGATTGAGAACGCTGTGATCAAGGATGCTCATATCGCTAATATCAATGCTGGTAAGGTTACTACAGGAACTCTTGATGCCAATAGAGTAAATGTGATAAACTTAAATGCTAGTAACATTGTGACTGGCACAATGAGCGCAAACTATATTCGAGGCGGAATTCTAGCATCTCAGAGTGGAAGTTTGACATTTGACTTGAATAGGAATTATCTAAGATTCAACGCCGCTGCAAATATAGAATTTACTACTGCAAACAACTCGTTATTCCGTACAAAAGGCGACGGTACTGGATTTATTCACTTCAGCGATGATACTTACGGAGGAGTATTTGTTGGTGTTGGGGTAACTTCCCATAATATCGGGACGATATCTCAAGACACTGGTTACTTCTCCGGTATACGTATATTCCGTGCAAATGATAACGTCGACCAAACTGAGATCTTTGGTGATAAAATATTGCTTGGTCACGCTTTCTCTGGTGGTCGAGATGGTATATATCATTTCGTATTCGAACCGACTAAACTTTCCAAGGGTATTAGCATGATACGATTATGTAACTCTGTAGAATCTCTATGGAGATGTTGGGAACATTTAAACAATGTAGGATGGAATGTGAACAGTAATGACTTTTCAAACGCCGTTTGGAATGAACGACGAAATCACAAATATATAGGAACATAGAAAGGAGTCATAATATGACTGTAGATATTAATGTATGGTTGGCATGGATGTTTGCACGTGAAAATCGTGTAACATACTCCATGATATACCGAAACGGGCCTGGCTCATTCGACTGTAGTTCTAGCATGTATTTTGCTGGTGTTGAGGCTGGGATGCCTAAATTATCATGGCCATGTTCAACAGAGTCAATGCATGATTGGTTGTTGAATAATGGTTGGACGCTCATTGGCGAAAACCAAGAGACCGCTACGCAACGCGGAGACATCTTTATCTGGGGACAGAAGGGATACTCGGCCGGAGCTGGAGGACATACTGGTATGTTTGTGGATGGTGAAAACATTATTCACTGTAACTACGGGTATAACACTATTTGTCAGAACAATCACGATTGGCTTTGGGAAATTAATGGAGGTCCTTATGTATACTACTATAGATACACTGGTGGACAACCTCAGGCGGCTCTTCCACCCGCCGTAGTACAATCTGCTCAGAACACATTTGAACGTGAGTTAGACGCTCGTCAGCCACTATCAAAATCGGAGCAACCTTACTACGAAGCGACTGTCACAGAGGACTATTGGGTTGAGGCAGCGCCATACGGAGGAGCTCCAGAGAAAGAACTATTCAAAGCTGGCTCTCGAGTTCGTGTCTATGAAAAGGTAAATGGATATTCTCGTATTGGATCACCGCAATCAGACCAATGGATGGACGACAATTATCTAGATGACGCTACTGATATGTCGGGGCATTTGTAATTTTTAGAAAGAAAAAGGTATAAAACTTATGAAACTAATTGACGAAAACGGAACCCTACAACACGTTGACAACTCTTCCGATGTTATCGAACATTACGGTAAGAAAGGAATGAAATGGGGAGTTAAGAAAGCTGTTGAGTATGCTAAAGCTTATGGTAGGGCTGCTTACAACAATGCTCGTCACCCAATCCATTCTACTCGTGCAAGTATGGAAGCTCTTGTGAAATCACCGGTGGGATCTAACCTTGCCACTAAGCGTTCTTTAGACTATCGTAACAAACGTGTATCTGAATTGGTTAAAGCGAAAGCCGCTATGAAAGACTCTAAGCGTAAATACAAGAAAGAACGTAAGGCTATTGATGAGAAATACTCTCGTCGTGAAGACAAGATCGGTAACATGAAGGGAAGTAATTCTAAGATTGCACGTTTGGAAAATGAAAATGCTGCTGCGCATTTGAAAGAACGTGGACGTCTTGATGCCAACTACAAGAATAGTCCTAAGAACAGATACGCTAACGTTAAGAAAAACGGTCGTACGAAATACTAGGAGGTACTAATGGTATTATTGTATGATAATGATACCTTAGTTCACGTTGATTCCTCGGAAGATATTATCCAACATTATGGTAAGAAAGGTATGAAGTGGGGCGTGATAACCTCTGCTAGAAACCTCAAAACTCGTTGGAAAAATCTTCCTGAGAGTCGACGTAAACAAATTAAACTAGCCGCACAGGTAGCCGGATATACTGTAGGTATTGTAGGATACCATTATGCTAAAGGCAAGGCTAATCCTTATATAAGGAGTGCTATTGTCCGAGCTATAACATAAGGAGGTCTGAATGCCAGACATTTATGATATGGACGAAAACCAACGTATTGAGCGATCCGTAAATGGGTTGCTCGGGCGTTTGTCCACATTAATTTGGGAGAACGAATCCCTCAAAACAGAAGGAGCTTATTATAAGCAAAAATATATTGAGGCTATGGAAGAACTGTCTCAATTAAAAGAAAAAGGAGATAAATAATGGTTGTAAGTGCAAAAAATATAATTCTCAATACAACTTTGGATTTAAGAGCGGGTATGGATACTCTTAAAATCCACTTACCTGAAAAATATTTAAAGAATGATCATAATACTTTATATGTTACTATTAGTACTGTATTGGGTAATAAACAAATATTTTCTAAAGAAATTAAAAACGCTACTAATCCTATAGAAATTACATTGAAACATAATATCGTTGATGGTTATACTGGCGATGTATGTTTATCATTTAACACGTTAGAGGGTTTTATTTTTTTCTTCACTGTTAAAAGCGAAGGTTCTAGTTCATCAAAAACTTATAATTCAAAATCTTTTTATCCATCAGAAACAGTATTTATCAATAAAATTCCAAATATAGAAATTACTGAAGTTGAAGTTGATGAAATTATCGGTAATAACAAACTAGACGCTAAAACGGTTATTAATTTAGAAGAATTGAAAAAAAATATGTTTGGTAGTTCCGAAGGAAAGTTTGAAAATCTTCATAATTTTGATCCTTCAGATATGACTGATTTCACTATCGACAATCCGGTAGAAGGAACTTTCGAGACCGCCGTTGAGTATCTAGCGTGGAATGGTATTTTAAATGCTGAAAATGATGGTATGTGGTCAAGATGGCTATATAATGCTAAAATGATGAATGCCTCCATTAGGTATAAAGGAGATAAACATAAAGACGATTATTCTAACTATGAAAGAATTAAATTAAGAGATTATTTAGTATATAATCTAACAAACGGTTATAGTGTCGAGGGCGATAATAATATAGAACATGATATATTAGCTAGAATTGTTCGTGAACATGACGAAATGAAACGCATAGTTAAACAACTAGCATCAGCCTCAAATATAGAAAATACTCTGGATAAAGTAGTATCTTCGGAATCAGAATAATAAACCCACAACGCAGGACCTACACGGGTCCTGTTTTTTTTTTCAAAACGAACGCAGAATTTACATAGGGTATAATGAAAACAAATATAATTATTGGAGGACATTACTATGTTAAAATATGTTGATTATAAAGGAAACGAAGTTACTGAAATTGCCGCTCGTGAGGGTATTGAGCAAATATTGGCTATTCGTGAGTATTTAAATAATTTGATGGTGTTTCTTCGGGATACAACTGAATTATCCGAAGAACAAATCAAAGAGTTTGACAATACTGTACGAGAGTTCAATAATACACTCGATTACTGCTCACCGAAAGGTGAAGAAGTACGTATCGATCCAGATACATATCTTAAACTACAAGGAATTAGTATGGAACTTATGACTATATGTGGTAAGGAAGATGAAAGCTATTACTATCAAAAAGGAGTTGAGTATGCTAGTGAACATCAAGAGGAAGCCATTGAAATGGGTAGAATCTGTTATGAAATTCACAATAAATACGAACTACTCAAAGAAGCGTAATAGCTTCTTCTTTTTTTTCGCAGAATTTACATAGGGTATAATGAAAACAAAT